CTCTACTGCTCCGCAGCGGAGCTTTTTGATATGTGCCTCAGCGACAACGAAAGGGTGAACCATCAAGGCGATGAATTATACACCAGGTGATTTAGCGCTTACGTTTGTATCAACGATGTCTCCTCTGGCAGATGCATCGGTATTGCATCCAAACCACGTGGAGAATACAGAGTTACGTGCAGTCCCAATAGAAACAAGTGTAAATACTCCAGTTACACGTAGGATTCAAGGAAATGTCAGTGCCTATACTGGTGGCTATGTTATGGCTAATGGTGAACGTCCCCATGTGGGTGCCGTAGCAAACGATGTATTGCCGTTTGGTACTATTGTACGTATCAATGGAAGAGAATACGTCGTCAAGGATCGCTTTGGTGGCGGCTATGGTATTGAACGGTTTGACATCTACATGGACGATGAATCCTCATGTTGGGAATGGGGCAGACAATATATAACCGTAGAAATTATAGGAGCGTGTTGATATGAAAAATATGGATAAGGTCATCGAGATGTTTGGGGTAGACTATGGAGAACATTTTCTTCTCAATGATAGAGCGGGTAATTTCTTCTTTACACCAAACGGACTCAAATATACGCTAAATGGAATTACCATGAACGCGCCGAAAACGCTCTCAGATATGCTCTCAGGGGTTTGCTTTTTAGACGATGTATATGACAATGTTGGATATGGCGACACATTTTGGTATATTGACCGTGCCAATAACACCCTTGTTTTTACCAGAGATAAATTCGACATCTACAATCCAATGCACTTATCCTTGTATAAGTCAAACAATGTCTTTGCAACCCAGAAAGCAGCAATGCGTAATGCAGACAGGCTGAAAAGAGAATTGAGTGACTATTATCAGAATTGTGTAAGGGGATATGGTGATGAGTAATATCATTTCTCAGTTGAACCGTAGAAGTCTTGTTGAATACGTTAGCGATGCCGTATTGCAATCCGATGGAACGTATCGTTGTGTCTGTCCATTCCATAGCGGTGCAACGAATCCTACGAGCTTTGCAATCTTCCCAAGTACCAATACATTCTACTGCTTCTCCTGCTATGAACAAGGCAAGGGCGTGATTTCCTTTGTTCAGCATCGTGACTCCTGTACATACATGCAAGCGGTAAAAACACTATGTGATGACTTTGGCCTTACCATTGATTCTGATGATTCCTTTAATGTCCATATGGATATTGTACAGAGAAACGAAGTATGGGCAAGGGGGATGCAAAGAAATCTATCGTCCATCTACAAATACCTCAAGAATCGAGGATTCACAGATGAGACAATTAAGCTCTATGGCTTTGGATATAGCACCAAGAACCATGTCCTGTCCATTCCAATGCGTGATGAATTTGGGCGTTGCGTGGCGTTCCTGTATCGTCATTTTGATGGGAACTGCAAGTACAAGAACTCAAAGAATGTTCCAGGGCTTTTTGTCAAAGGTGAGTTCCTGTATGGTATCAATGAAACCATCAAGAATCTCCGTACAACAAAGAGCATTATGCTCTGCGAAGGCTCATTAGATGCAGCCAGTGCAACACAACAGGGACTCTGCTGTATGGCGTATTGTGGCATTAGCATCACACGGTCACACGCGGATAAGGTCACGGAAATCTTACGTCCTATCAAGGGTGGCAAGGTGATTCTCGTACCGGATAACGATGGTAAGGCATCGAAATTCGTATTGCGCGCTCGTGAAATCTTCCGTAAGTATCATCCGCAGACTGTCGTGAAGGTCGCTGTCATTCCAGATGGGAACAAAGACCTCAATGATATGCTTGTGAATGGCCTTGATATTGCCAAAGACTGTAAGTATGAGTCATTGGATTACTACTGTGCTAAAGAGATTATCAAGGGTGAATCCGATAAAGAGGTACAGGAAAAGCTCATTGTTGAATACATGAAGTCTGTGTCGAATCCTGTAGTGCGTGCTGACATTGCAGAGTATCTTGCCAAGGTTTGGAACAGGGATGTATCGCTTGTCCGTGAATTACTCTCTGTAAAAGAGGACACGATTGACGAGAAGCTCAAGGATTTTGTCACGGTAGAAGATGCATATACAGCACTGGATAAAATGGAAGAGGGTAAGGCCATCACTACAGGGTTCATGAATATTGACGATGCAATCACAATGATTAAGACAGATGTCACTATGATTGCAGGGTATTCTTTTAGTGGTAAGACCAGTACAACCTGTCAGATGATATTGAACTGGTGCATTAAGCAGAAATTGAAAGTGTTGTTCTTCTCCTTGGAAATGCCAAGGCAGCGCGTCATGCAGGTTCTCGTCGCACAGATCATGGGGATTCCAAGGCATAAGGTATTGGAGTTCATTCATGAGAATCGTGAAACGTATCAGACTATCAGTGACAAATTATCAGACCATCTGTATATCATTGATAGAAATGACTTGTCCATTGATGATATTGAGTCATACCTGAAAATCGCCAATACTCACATCGGTGCGATTGATGTAGTCATCGTAGACTACTTTGGGTATCTCCGTCACACCGACACGGTGGAAGAACAGGAATCCACAGCAAAGAAGATGAAAGCTATTGCAAAGCGCAATAATATTCTCTTTGTTATGCTGTCTCAGCTCAATAAGGCATCACAGAATAAGGATAAAGGACGTATCCCAGAACCGACAATGAACGACATTAAGGGGGCTGGTGGACAGGGAGCATCCGCGGATACCATCTTGTTACTATGGAAAGCCGATGTAGACACGAGCTTATCGCCGATTGACCGTGAGAAGAACCGTAATATCTCCTATATCAAAATCGGTAAGGCGCGTGAGAGCAAGAATGACAATACCATCTTCAAGATGCGGTATGATCCTAAAACATCTAATGTATCCGAAGTGGTTGACGAGAATTTCTTAGGAGTGGATAAAGAATGATTAGTGGATTTAAAGATTTTTGGCGTAAGTATCCTCAGAGACGAGCGAAGCTTCTCTTTTGTATTTTCCCTGTGATTATCATCTATATTACACATATCATTGGTGGACTTATCACATGGTTTTCTGATGCACTCGATGAAGGAACGAGGAAATGGTTATGGAAGTGATTTTTGATATTTTCGTTGACAACGATAGTTATACGATGTATAATTGTAAATGTCGATGAAAGGAGGACAACATGTTAACATTGGGTTCATTGTTTGATGGAATTGGTACGTGGCAGCTTTCAGCCAGACACAATGGAATCAAACCGCTGTGGAGCTGTGAGATTGACCCATATCCATCCGCTGTTTCTCATTACCATTTCCCTGAGACGAAACAGTATGGGGACATCAAAGAGATTCACGGAAATTCCATTGAGTCTGTTGACATCCTTTGTGCAGGTACACCATGCCAGAATATTTCACAAGCAGGGAATCACAAAGGATTGGCAGGAGAACAATCGTCGCTATTCTATGAAGCCATTCGTATTTTACAGGAAATGAGGAGGGCAACAAATGGGAAGTATCCAAGATTCTTCGTCTGGGAAAACGTTGTTGGGGCATTTAGTTGCAATCACGGAAACGACTTTAGAACCGTGCTTGAAGAAATCGGACAAAGTCATCTTCCAATGCCTAGAAAGTGGGGGGGTGCGGAGTGGCAAGACTTCCGCTCTGTGACATCGCATGGAGAGTCCTTGATGCTCAATATTGGGGAGTCCCCCAACGTCGCCGTAGAATCTTCCTTGTCGCAGATTTTGCAACCACAGAACGACGTGCCGCAGAAATACTTCTTGTCGAAAAGAGGTTGTCTGGGGATTCTCAGGAGAGCAGCAGCAAAGAACAAGGTTCTTCCAACGGAACTAGAACAGGCACTCAAGGAGCAGTCAATGTAAAGACATATTCCGTTCAAGCGTTTGGGCATGTCATCGAAAACGATAAGGCGAGCGCACTTAAAGCACGAGATTACAAAGGTGCTACTAGTTTCATTGGGTATACCGCAGAGAGGAATTGATATGAGAAAGACATATGATGTGCGATTCTCTTATCTGAACACCAACAAGGCGTCTGCACGGTATACCGTGTATGAGACTAATAAGAGCAGGACACTCAATACACAAATCAGTGATCCTGCTAGTCAACAAGGGGGGGTAGCAATCGTGGAGAATATCGAGATGTATGATATGACTCATGCGGACGAAGTGATGCGCCCTATGCATGATGATAAGGTTAATACACTGAATAGTCGTATGGGGACAGGTGGAAATCAAGTGCCAGTATTACATAACAAGGAAATCCGTAGAGTTCGTAAGTTGACACCAATAGAGTGTGAGAGGTTACAGGGTTTACCTGATAATTGGACAAACATTGAGTTCAAAGGCAAACCTGCAAGTGACTCACGGAGATACAAGGCTATTGGCAATGGCATGGCAGTACCTTGTTCTGATTTCGTGCTGAGGAGAATCAAGGAGGAAGTTGAATGTCAGCAATAGGATTCAAGTGTCCTAATGGAGATACCGTAAAATTCAAGGATTGCCTTGAAGGACATTGTGACCATCGATGCATGGCATTACCTGCATTGAATGCCGCTGAGAAAAGCACGCATCATTGGTTCGGAAAGTTTAGTGTTACAACGCTGTTGAAACCAACAAGGATGGTGTACTTAGAACATCTCCGTGATTACTATGTTGATCCATTAGGCGGCATTGCTGCCATGATTGGCACGAATAGCCACAAAGCATTTGAAGATTCATCTCCAGATGGCTGGATGGCAGAACATCGAATGACCGATGATATTACAAGCGGCGCCTTTGACGCATACGACATAAAGAATCAGGTGTTATGGGATTTCAAGTTTTTCCGTAGTGCAAGAATAGCGAGATGTCTTGGTATGAAACCTAGATGGGCAAGGAAAATAATCACTAGGGGAAAATACAAAGGACAGGAGCGATGGGAACAAATATGGGAGCCAGGTGGTGTCCGTGATGTCATGGATATTGCATTGCAGCTCAACTACTATCGATACATGATGGAGAACGAAGGACTCCCAGTAAAAGCCATTCGAGTAAACATGTTCCTTCGTAGCTCTGTAGATGCCGAAGCCAAAAAGATGGGATTAGATAGACCTAGTTATATCGTGCCTATTAATTTTATCTCGTTAAAATGGGTAAGGTTATACTTCAAAACCAAAGAACGGATACTCAGAGAAGCCATTGAGTCCAATACGTGTCCGCCACCATGTTCATCAACAGAACGATGGAATAGCAGTAAGTCATTCCCGAATAGACGATGTGCTCTATGGTGTTCTGTAAATGAGCAGTGTGATTTCTATCAGACTCATTGGTGTGGCAATCATAACAAGGGGATGGATGCAGAGTGAATGTCATTAAGATTTTTGAGAATCCAGAGTTCGGCAAGGTTCGTACCATTGTCATCAATGATGAGCCTTGGTTCGTTGGCAAGGATGTAGCAGATATTCTCGGATACCAAAATGGTAGTCGAGATATTAACCGTCATGTAGACGAAGACGATAGACAAAACTACCAAAACGGTACTTTTGAATCTCCCCGCGGCATGACGGTCATCAATGAATCCGGTCTGTATAGTCTTATCCTCTCTAGCAAGCTGCCAACAGCTAAGAAATTCAAATATTGGGTGACTTCGGAAGTATTGCCATCCATTAGAAAGACAGGTAGCTATAATTTACCTGATTTCAATAACCCAGCCGAAGCTGCAAGGGCATGGGCAAACGAATACGAAGCTAAACAGAAGCTGCTTACCGAGAACAAGGTAATGAAGCCCAAGGCAGAATACTTTGATTGTCTTGTTGACCGTAATCTGCTGACGAATTTCAGAACGACTGCCAAGGAATTTCACATGAAGCAAAAGCAGTTCATTAACTGGTTATTGAAAAACAAATTTGTTTACCGTGACCAAAAGGGAAGCCTACAGCCATACTCCGAGTATGCAGATTACTTCCATGTCAAGGACGTGAAGTCTACGGTAGGCAATAACTGGGCAGGAACACAAACACTTATTACACCGAAAGGAAAGGAAGCGTTTAGACTCATGCTTGGGATTGACTAAGGAGAATTACCAGTGACGCAACAAGAAGTATACGACATGGCGTGTAAAATCAAACGCTATTGCGATAAACGGACATGGAGCAAAGAAGAACCATGTGAGGACTGCCCATTATCCATTGAGTATCTGTATGATAACCATATCACTCATTGGGGTTGTGCATTGCATGACACGCCAGATTGTTGGGAAATAGATTGAAAGGGGTTCCAATGGAAAGTTATTCTGATTTCTTGAATCATAAGGATATCGTAGTAAAAGCATGTGGATTTGAAGTGAATCGTAATGACCTTAATCCGATGCTCTATGATTTCCAAAAGGATATTGTACGGTTTGCCTTAATGAAAGGCCGTTCAGCAATCTTTGCAGAATGTGGACTCGGCAAAACACCAATGCAGCTTGAATGGGCAAAACGTGTCGCTAATCACACAGGCAAACCAGTGCTTATCCTTGCACCTCTCGCTGTAGCTGCACAGACTCAGCGTGAAGGGTATAAGTTTCATATCCCTGTAACCATCTGCGAAACAAGGGATGATGTGAAACCCGGTGTGAATATCACGAACTACGAGAAGATGGAACATTTTGTGGCCGATGACTTCTCGGGTGTTGTCCTTGATGAATCATCGATTCTCAAGAGTTTCACTAGTAAAACACGGTATGCGCTCATTGATATGTGGGTAAAAACACCATATAAATTGTGCTGTACCGCTACACCTGCACCGAATGACCATATGGAGCTTGGTAATCACAGTGAGTTCCTTGGCATCATGACGCGTGCTGAAATGCTTGCTATGTATTTTGTCCATGATGGTTCTCGTACCTCCCAATGGAGACTCAAAGGCCATGCCGTAGATGTATTCTGGCAGTGGATGGCTAGTTGGTCAGTCATGATTACCAATCCAATTGATTTAGGATATCATGAGCATGGTTATGATTTGCCGAATCTTCATATCCATGAAATCATCGTGGATGGCGATGAACCAGTCCATGAAGAATTATCACTGACAGAACGTCGGCAGGCACGAAAAGACTCATTGGAATTACGTTGTCAACGTGCAGCAGACCTTGTGAATAACAGTGATGAACAGTGGATTTGCTGGTGTGACCTCAATAACGAGTCCAAGATACTCACAGATGACATCCCAGATGCCGTTGAGGTCAAGGGTTCAGACAAGGATACCCACAAGAAGAAAGCAATGCTTGACTTTGCCAACTCCGATGTCCGTGTATTGGTCACGAAACCGAAGATTGCAGGGTTTGGCATGAATTGGCAGAGCTGCCATAACATGGTTTTCGTTGGGCTATCTGATTCATTCGAGGCGTATTATCAAGCGGTTCGCCGTTGCTATCGCTTTGGACAAGAACATGAAGTCCATGTATATATCATTATTTCTGCAAAGGAAGGATGCGTTAAGGAAAACATTGAAAGGAAACAGGATGATGCCTTAGTTATGCAGCATGAGATGCTAAAATATACCAAGGAAATCACAAAGAAAGAGCTACGGAAAACAAGTAGACTCTACACGCCGTATAATCCAACAGTTGAAATGAAGTTGCCGAATTGGGAGGAATTTGTAGCATGAATGTTTTGAATCAGGAAGTCAATGAGAAGTTCAGTCTGTACAATGGTGATTCCGTGGAAGTCCTCAAAGGTATCCCGGATAACTCCATTCACTATTCCATTTTCTCTCCGCCGTTTGCGTCGCTGTACACGTACTCAAACAGTGACCGCGACATGGGAAACAGTAAAACAGACGATGAATTCTATGAGCATTTCACATTCCTTGTCAAGGAGCTTTACCGTGTGACAATGCCCGGTAGACTCCTGTCCTTCCATTGCATGAACCTGCCGACTTCTAAGGTTCGCGATGGTGTCATCGGTATCAAAGATTTCCGTGGACTCCTCATTCGTATCTTCACGGATGCTGGATGGATTTATCATAGTGAAGTCTGTATCTGGAAAAATCCGGTGACAGCAATGCAGCGCACGAAAGCACTGGGGTTACTTTGGAAACAGCTCAAGAAGGACTCAGCAATGTCGCGGCAGGGGATTCCCGATTTCATTGTAACCATGCGTAAGCCCGGGGATAATTCAGAGCGTGTCACCCATACCGACGAATCATTCCCTTGTAATGTATGGCAGAAATACGCATCACCTGTATGGATGGATATTAACCAGTCCGATACACTCCAGCGTAAATCCGCACGAGAGGATAAGGACGAAAAGCATATCTGTCCGTTGCAGCTTGAAGTAATCAAACGTTGCATTGAGCTGTGGAGCAATCCGAATGATATTGTCCTTGACCCGTTCGCAGGGATTGGTAGTACACCATATGTAGCACTTCGCATGGGCAGACGCGGACTTGGCGTTGAACTCAAGGAAAGCTATTATGAACAGGCCGTGAAGAACTGTAATGAAGCATTAGATATGCCTGTACTTCACGATCTTGACGGAGAAACAGAATAATTATGCCTTGATTGACAACTATAATTGTCACTGACAATAAGGAGGTTGATATGTATGGATGATACTTGTTCGTGTGAATGTAAGGAAATGCTCGGTATTGACTAAAGAATTATTCATTACTATTCCCGTGCCTATCACAGAGAACCATGCGTTCTTCTATCGTAAGGGCATGAAAATCCTGAATAAGCGCGGGAAAGAGTGGATGAAAAATGCAGAGGATTCCATGCGACAAGCAATGGAAGAACAGGGATGGCAAACGGTTGAGAACGAGAAAGTCATTGTTGAGCTATGGCATTATTGGCCTGATAGAAGGATACGTGACTGTTCCAATTCGTTAAAACTCCTTTGTGACTCCATTCAGAATGCAGGAATTGTCAACAATGACCGTTGGCTGTTATGCCGTCAACAGGATTTCAGTGTTGACCGTGATAATCCTCGGTTAGAAATGAGAATCAGGAGGTTTTCCGATGGATAGGTGTGAGAAATACAGAAAGATGGCTGAATATCTTGGAGTAGAAATGAACCAGCCATTCTATGTCAGGGCAGCTACAGGGTATATCTATGGATGCCCATACAGAATCACAGGGCATGGTATTTATGATAGAGGTGGCAATGTCGCACAACTGAATCAACTCGGCGCAATGTTTTCAGGGACAACTGATATTACGCCATGTCCTGACAAATGGGAACCGATGCATATCGGGGAGACATTTTGTTACATCGACATTGACGGGGAAATCAAACAGAAGGATTGGACATATAGCTGTAAGCACATTGGTATTTTTGGCAACGTATTCCGTGATCGGGATGAAGCCAAGAAATATAGAAATAAAATCAAGGCAATGTTAAACAACAGAAAGTGAGTGATGTGTAGATGGTAGTAATCAAGCATGACGGAAGGGTAGAAGGGTTCAAGTCGAAGAAGGTACATAATGCTGTACTGAAAACAACAATGAGTGTCTACGGCAAGTTCAATGAACAGCTCGCTACAAAAGTCGCAGAGGAAATGGACAAGAAATTCAATACAGTAAATGGAGAAGTATCCGTTGATACCATCCACGATAATGTAGAGAAGTCCTTGATGAAGCATGATAAGAAGTGTGCTAAAGAATATATCCTTTACAGACAGAAGCGCAATGAGGTTCGCATGGTAAAGAGCAATCTCATGAAGAACGTTGGTACTCTTGTTGCAGAAATGAACCATGATAATGCCAATACACAGAACTCTGCTGCTTCTAAGATGTATGGCATTGCTGAGTCCGTATCTAAGCCGTATTTCCTCTCTCGTATGACACCGAAGTTCGCGGAGAATCACAAGAAGGGCATTATCTATATTCACGATCTTGGATATTACGGCCTGACATGGAACTGCTTCTTTAATCCATTGGGCGACATGCTTTCCCGTGGGTTTGACAATGGCGTCGGTAGTATCCGTCCGCCGAAACGCATTTCTAGTGCAGTTGCCTTATCTTGCATTATTCTCCAGAGTTCCCAGAACGATATGTTCGGGGGTCAAGGATTCCTTCGTTTTGACACTGACCTTGCAACGTATGCCGAGAAGGAATACGAATGGCAGAAGAAACGCATTGAAGATGACATGAAAGTTGTCAGTGGTGGCTATGTCAATCATGAGAAAGCAGAGAAACTTGCATTGCAGCACACGGAAAAAGCCGTTTATCAGGCAATGGAAGCATTTGTATACAACATGAATACCATGCGTTCTCGTAGTGGCGCACAGGTCACATTTAGCTCTGTAAACTTTGGTACGGATGAATCCAAGTGGGCAAGGATGATTTCTAAGAACCTCTTCAAGGCATATATCGCAGGACTTGGCAATGGTGAGAATCCAATCTTCCCGAACCTTTGCTATAGATTCAAAAAGGGTATCAATTCTAAGCCGGGCGAACCAAATTTTGACATCACGGACTTAGCATTAGATTGCATTGGCAAGCGCATTCAGCCGCGTTTTGTCTTTGCTGATTCTCCTGCATACAAGGGAATGTCACTGGACAACATAGGAACGATGGGCTGCCGCACCGCTGTCCGTGGCAATGTCAATGGTAGTGCCGATACAAATGCAAGAGGTAATCTGTTCTTCAATACGATTTCCTTGCCGTATGTCGCACTGGAAGCAAAGCGTAGGGCAAAGGAAAACGGCACGGATGTCATGGATGAGTTCACGTCCTATTTCCATGAAGTCGTTTCCGATGCAATCAACGAGCTTCTGGAACGCTATGATGTCGTGAAGAACCTCAAGGTCAAAGACATTCCATTCGTTGGCCAGTGGTGGCAGGGGCATGAAGGACTCAACCCTGACGATACCGTTGAACAGATGGTAAAGAACGGTAGTCTTTCCGTTGGATTCCTTGGTCTTGCAGAGTGCCTTACTGCTCTCATTGGAAAGCACCACGGCGAAAGCAAGAAAGCCCAGGAACTTGGCCTGAAAATCATTGGTTATATCCGTTATGAGACAGATGCAGCCACGGAGAAATACCATTTGAACTTCGCGACGTTCGCTAGTCCTGCCGAAAGCGCTTGCTATACGCTGCTCAAGAAGTGCCGTAATGAGTTTGGCGTTGTAGACGGAGTAACGGATAAGGAATATTTCACCAATGGTAACCATGTCCCTGTTTCGTGCCATGTCGATATGAAGCAGAAGGTTGACATTGAAGCTCCGTACCATCTCCTTTGTAATGCAGGTGACATCTTCTATATTGAAGTAGGACGTTCACCGAAATACAACAAAGAAGGACTGTTAAAACTCCTGAATTACATTGCTGACAGCGGCATTGTATATGGTGGCGTGAACTGGGTAATGGATTTCTGTAATGACTGCCACTATCAGGGTACTTTTTCCGATGGCAAATGCCCGAAGTGTGGCAGCACGAATTACAAGGAAACCAAAATCATTACGGGATACCTTTCTACGGAGGATCACTTCAATGCAGGTAAAGTTGCAGAGTCCCGTGACCGTATTTCTCATGCAGGTGGTGATGCTCTTTGAGAATTGCAGGATTAAGACCTACGAGTCTTTTTGATGGAAAAGGTATTAACTATGTCATTTTTACTCAGGGCTGTCAACATCACTGTAAAGGCTGTCAGAATCCATCCACATGGAATTTCAACGGCGGCAATGAGATTCCAGTAGATGTGATTATGAAACAAATCAAATCCTATATCGGATTCGTTGATGGCGTTACATTCTCTGGTGGCGATCCTGCATATCAAATGTGGCAAGTAAAAGAAATTGCAAGATGGGCAAAACAAAATGGATTGCATACGACAATGTACACTGGATTTTCCTTCTTATCCTTTGATAAAGACGATCTTCAAGATATTGATTGCCTGATTGATGGCGAATACGTCGAAAAATACCATGGGGCAGACATTCCTTTCCGTGGTTCATCTAATCAGCATATCTGGAAGAAGGATAAGGATAACCATTGGTACATGGAGGAATAACATGGTGACGTTACATAATGCTAATGCTCCCCCGCTGTGGGGAATTCCGTTATCTTAATGATTTTAATGGAGGAACAGTATGATTGACAAACTTGGTTCAACGGTACACCTTGGCGACGAGGTTTACGCCATTAACGTTGGCGTAGCGGGAACAGTAGTTTCCATCAAGGAATACTACAACAAACTTGGCCTAAAATTCCGTAACTTCAACCCAGAAGGACGATTGTGTGTAGAATATTACGATGGTCAGTTTTACTATTCTTGGGTAAAACCGAAGAATGTTATTGTCTTAGAAAGTAGTGAATCTAATGATTAAAGATATTGCAAACCATATGCTAACCCTTGGAGACAAGGTTATTATCATTGGTCGCATGTATAAGCCGTTAGAATCAGAAGGGATTGTCATTGGACTCAAGGAACTTCTTGATCCTGACACAGGTAAAATCACACAGAAAGCCCAAGTTGAAAGCATTGGGACTGACAAGGATGGGTATTGTGATGTACGTAAATCATGGTTCAACGCAAAGAACCTTGTAAAGAAAGAGAGTGATTTCCATTGAGAAAGTTGGCGTCCGTACAGGTAATCCGCGACCTGCTGCCGATTGAAAATGCAGACCGTATTGAGTTAGCACATATCGAAGGGTTTCAATGCGTTGTCCCTAAAGGATACCACGTTGGCGATAAGGTTATCTACATCGAGACAGACAGTATTTGCCCAAAGAACGATACCTTTGCATTTCTCAAAGGCCATTCCCATATCAAACTACAGAAAATCCGTGGAGTATACTCTCAGGGCATTGCACTGGAATACCATGGGGATGCACCTGTTGGCACAGATATGACTGAGGAACTCGGTATTGTAAAATATGAACCCCCAGAGCAGCCAATGGATACCGTAGGAGCCTTCCCTTGGTACATTCCTAAGACAGACGAAGTACGAGCACAGAACATTCCAGAGCTGCTTACGAAGTACAAAGGCACTCCCTGTTATGCCACAGAAAAGCTCGATGGTTCATCTTGTACCATTTACCGTAACAAAGGCCATGTTGGTGTCTGCACTAGAAAGCGTGAGGTTGACAGCACCTCTCCCATATTTAAGACAGCAGAGAAACAGGGGCTACTCGACTTCATTTCCAATTTAGACAAGGACATTGCCATTCAAGGTGAATTTGTCGGGCCGAAACAACAGGGCAACCACCTGCACCTGCCTGAGCATCACATTTACGTTTTCTCTGTGTATGACATTACCAAACAGGGGTACTTCGACCAAGACACGATGGACTTGTTCCTTGGTTTCCACAACGTTGATACCGTACCGATTGTCAATGAATTTGCCTTGACCGACGATATTGATGAATTAGTGAGAATGGCCATTGGTAATAGTACCTTTGGCAATTTCCCTAGAGAAGGTATTGTGATCCGTCCAATTGAACCCATTGAAGGTTTACAAGGCTTCCCAGGTAATCGCTTTTCCTTCAAGGTTATCAATCCAGAGTATCAGATGAAGAAAGGGGAATGACATTGTTAGAAGTCAAGAATATACACGTATATGGCCTGAATGAATCCTGCGCTGCATCGGGATTCCCCATGAAAACCAATGAGGTTTGCTCAAATGAATGCACAGACAAAGACATTCTCCGCATGACAAAACTAGGGACTGTTCCTGCTGGCTCAGGGCATGACTGTGCATTAAAAGGTATCATCGTACAGTTTGACCTGAAAGCTCCTGTTAAGGTATGGACGGAAGCAGAACGTTACCATTGGTTTGACATTGTGTCTTCCCAGTCTACTATGCACAGACTGTCAAAGATGGATATTAGAAACTGCATGGATGAATCCGTAGACCATCGAATGGTTGACATCATGATGGAATTGCAGAATGACTACCTTGTCAAGCAGGAGATTGCAAAGCAGACTGGAAACGAGAAGGTAACAAAGGCAGCTAAGAAAGCATACCTTAGACTCCTTTTATCTTGCCCCGTTGGACTCAACCTGACCGCAAGGATTTCCACAAACTACTTGCAGCTGAAAACCATTTATCGTCAGCGCAAGAATCATAGACTTCCCCATTGGCACGTATTTTGTGACATGGTGAAGAAACTGCCACACGCAAAGGATTTCGGTGTTGTCGATTAAGACATATCTCATTGCAGACAATCATGGCAATGTGTGGGCAATGCGTTCCACCATTGCCGCTGCAATGGAAAAAGCATCGGAATTACATAGTGTGCATCCTTTAATCCGATATCAAATTCATCGAGTAACAAAGACTCAAATTGTAAATCAGGAGGTTTTCCATTGAATATCAAAGACCATTTAGAAGGAAATAAGTACGGCAGACTTACCGTTATTGAAAGGGATAAAAACAAAGGAGGCTCCTACTGGATATGTAAGTGTGACTGCGGAAACACAACTTCTGTATTGGGTACAGACTTGAAAGATGGCAAAACCAAATCATGTGGATGTCTTATGAGAGAAGTAAGTAAAGATAATGCTACAAAGCACGGGTTTTCTAAAACAAAACTGTATGTAGTCTGGAAAGGAATGAAAAACAGGTGCTACTACAAGACTAATAACAGTTACAAATATTACGGAGGAAAAGGAATAAAAGTGTGCAAACAATGGGAGCACAATTTCATGGCTTTTCGCACCTGGTCGTTAGATAACGGGTATAAAGAAGGATTGTCTATAGATAGAATTGATAGTAGTAAAGACTATGGGCCTAGTAACTGTAGATGGGTAACGCCCCTCGTTCAATCAAATAATACTTCCAGAAACCATATCCTTACGTATCATGGGGAATCAAAAACTATGGCGGAATGGGCAGCCGATGTTGGTATAAAGTATTCTACGCTGAGAAGCAGAGTCAACACCTACAAATGGCCTATAGAAAAAGCCTTGTTCTCTCCCTTACGGTGTCAGGAAGAAGCTACTATCCGAGTAAAATATAGGGATAAACTTTGTGAATTAGAACAAAATGGCAGTTGGATAGATATGAGGGCATCGCAAAACTACTCTTACAAGAAAGGAGATTTTATAATGATAGATTTGGGCGTCTGTATCGAATTACCGGCAGGATATGAGGCACACCTTTTACCTCGTTCGTCCACATTCAAACGTTATGGCATTATCATGACAAATTCCCTCGGCGTTATCGACCAAGAATATTCAGGAAATGACGATTGGTGGGCAATGCCATGCCTTGCAATGAGAGACGGAGAAATTCATAAGGGAGATAGGGTTGCACAATTTAGAATTGCAAAAGAGCAACCTATTGTGTATGTTGAATCCGTTGACCATCTTGATGACGAAAACCGTGGCGGTTTTGGGAGTACAGGAAAATGAGACAGAAAAACCTTAACGGAATGACTATTGTCAGAATCCTGATTGACTATGGGGACACAGGGTTTCTGTATTGCATGACCATCGCAACAAAGGATGTCGACTCACTGCTGAATTGCATGAAAGGTTATTCCCATGATGTCCGTTACCTGGATATCAAGAAAAAAGCAGGGAAGAACGATAAAGGGAACAGGGTGCTCCCAGACGGTTCTATTATCATCGGTGCAACTGCTTTTGGGGACAAGGTGTCAGCCAATACAGCCTTTAACAAGTCAGAGAATCGCATGAATCTCATTCGTAAGGCGGTGATTGTATGAAGGACGCAATCGAGCAATTCCTTGACGATTACAATGCAGGGCGCATTGACGTGAATGACCTCCAACGCAGAATCAATTACATGGACTGGAGCCAGAATCGGTCAAATGTCATGCCAATGGATTACGTTGAGTCTGGAGAAGAGCCATGTAATACATTGGTAAACCAAGAGAAGAAAGCAGAACTCATGAAAGTCCTTTGTGACCTAAAAGCAAACCTCTCAGACGATGACTGGCAGATGTTTTTAATGACAGCTAGGGGATTTACCCAAGAACAAATTGCAAGGACACTGCATTACACACGTAGCTCTGTTATACGACATATGCAGCGTATTTCCAAGATAAAACCTGAGTTACGCACCTTGCTAAAAAAGGACTCGCCTATGTTGTTCGCTACCATGCCAAAGGACAAGCTACGGTATCCAATGGACGTTGCAAGGAATATCACTGATCCAGACGGGAAAGTCCGTTGCCACCTTCCTGAATATCTCAAGTCCCAGGATTGTGCCTCTTTCTGTACCTATTGTCAAAACTGCACACGTAAACAATAAAAAACAGGGGCTACCTTATGGTAGTCCCTGTTGTGTTACTCAATTTCTCCTGTCTTCAAGTTCAGTTTCTTTCCATTGCCGATCCTGTAAGCCGTGCATGGTCCATGCTCCATATCTGTCCATACAAGGTGATAGAGGGGAGCATAGCCGTTTTCGATGTCATCTCCAAGACGAACACAATCTGATTCCCATGTTCCTTCATTCCATTCAAGGTCAGACAATGGGATGTAATCGCCATCTCTATGCCCTACCTCATCAAGAATCTCCCTAATAGTCATGTTATATACAGTCGTATCCGTTGTGACCTTCATCGTTCTCACTCCTCGTTCAAAATCCAATCCATACGAGATTCATCAATCAACCCCTGATTTTCCAATGCAAACATATTATCATCACTATAGTCTACTGCACGTAATGCAAGTTCATCGGTAGCAGCCATCTCATAGCCCTCGTCAGTCATATCGATTCCATAGTATTTTTCATTGTAAGACTTCAACTCTTTTACTAAGTCTTTCACGATCTTATGTCTATCATCAAGGCTATAGTATCCCCTTAACTGATTCATGAGGTCAGCCATACCGCCATTGTTGAGAGTACAGAAACACTCATTGATAAGCCTCTTGTATTCCGATACTGTATACATTATCTCTCCTCCTTCTCAATGGACAACAGGCAATCATCCATAAGATCCTCTCTGTTATCGTAGTCGCCAATATCAATGTCGCAATAGTAGGCCAGCTGGTCATACGCATCGTTATCGACTGCATCCCATGAATCAGCCTTATCTGTTTCCTTTTCAATATAGTCATACAATTCCCTTGCAGATGGATTGTAATAATTACCATCCCTTGCTGTTCTAACGCTGTTCGTCCAATGCCCATTACCGTCTGTCCAAAGCATTTGTATTCACACTCCTTATTCGTTGTTCCAAATTTCATCTTCCAGTTTATCACTAATGTCTTTCTTGATGTAGTCCAATACAATTTCCCTTAATGCATCGTCAATGGTAGCTACACTGTCAAATTCATCTTTTTCAATACTAGCACATACAGATTTACCGTATCCCATTGTCAAGTTTACATATCCATATTTCCTTTTTGTATCAATGTCAATCTCAATCGTTGCCCTCATTGCAATCACTCCTTGTCAATTATCTCTTTGTTGCAATCGATAGTAAGACGAAGAAGAAAATCCCTGCCGTAATCATCCCTTCATCATCTCCCTGCTTACCAATACCTGTGCCGTGTCCCTTGTCACAAGGTATGCCTTGATACTCCTGATTTGTTCCATGATCTCATCCAGTTTCTTATCAACAGTATTCGTCGCACCATCCTTGGATTCCTTCATGGAATACCTGCCAGTTTTACGAATAGACGGCAGTACCTCACTAGTTACCCAATGTTTGAAATGTTTTGCCGATTCCAGTTTGCTGCCAAAGATAAGGCTGTACATACCAGACTCATTGATTATCGTGAGTCCCCTTGGCGGCACATTGAGTCCCGTGATGTTAATAGGAGAGGGGAACGGATTCTCCAAAGGCGGTATCTCGCCGCTTTTAGAACCATTCTCATTTGTACTATGGATTTCCAAAAGTCGCGTTTTGCTACTTTTAGAACCATTCTCATTTGTACTATGGATTTCCAAAAGTCGCGTTTTGCTACCTTTAGAACCATTCTCATTTAGTATGACGATACCCATGCCATTTTTCTGTTTCAGCAATGCCTTATCATCGTAGTCAACGTGTTTAATCATTGCATCACGTGCATTGGTGTACCCCAGGTTCTCAGCAACGTCCTTACCGATGAACCACGGGTTCCCATTGGTATCTTCAATTACCCTTAGCTGCTGAAATTCCGAACAGGAAAATGCCATAACATTTCCATCTGGATTTTCCTGTGTCAGATTCTTGCTAATCCCCTGGACGTGCAATGCTTTATCCATATCAGAAACAGTGAACAACAATAAACCGTTTGGATAGTTTTTATAGAATCCATTCTCATCACAGAAAGAGAGACTTTCATCCCGTGATAATTTCATAGGCATAATGCCGTTCCTTTTGCAAAAACCTTTCATACCGCACCATGATTTAACTCCAATGATTTTCATGAAGTCATCTGTTGTGAATACACGTTTTCCTTTATACAGCATGATAAACCTCCTGTAATACACTCTTTGTCCTATCTTCATCAATATTCAAGTATCCCATTGTCGTTGCAATGCTTGCATGGCGCATGGCTACCTGTATATCCTGCACTGGAATGCCATTCCTTGACAATGTGTTTGCAAAGTACCTTCTCAGGCTGTGCGCATGAAAATCCAATCCATTGTCATGCAACTCGTTACGAATCAGCTGAGTTAACCCATTAGAGCTGATGCGTGCTCCTCTGTGATTCAAGAACAGGGCAGGGGATTCACCTTTCCTTTCCTTAATATATGCCTTGAGACTCGACAGAACACGCGGATGGACCAATGGGATAATCGTATCGTGCTTCCCTTTGGTATTTCGCAGCATCAGCCGATTGCCTTTTAACAAGTCAGACATATCCAGCCCAGCGATTTCACCAACACGTAACCCATTGTAAGCCATCAGGGCAAACATGGCCCGATCTCTGTGTGTCAATAGATTGCCCCATACAAGCTCTATATCCTTATCCGTAGGACATTCCTGTATAGCAATGTTCGGCCTATAGGACTTTATGAGTTTTCTACGAGCCTTATCATACATATCATTGTACTCAAAGGCAATGCAGAGGATTCTAAGCGTTTGTTTTTTAGTGCTGTCTGCTAGGTCATTTCCAAGAAACGTCTTGATCTCATCCAGTGAACCATCCTTGAAATATCTCAGGGCATTCTGATAACTTTTATATGTGTTCCCTGATTTTGTTGCACGAACATCATCTAGAAAGTCATGCCATAAACTCGTGTTTTCCATAATGTTCCCATTTCCTTTCCGCTGCTGAACGTATGACCTTATCTTTCATTGTCCGAATCAATGGACGTTCCCCAAGGTTGTACAGCACCCATACCCTGTGATCTGTTTCGAGACAATAACCCTCCGAACGCCATTTTCTTTGTCTATCCTTGTTATACTCAGGCTCTCCAATAATTCTGTACGTCAATATATGTTTCATTTGCCAAACCTCCAAACACCATTACATACCTCTACATGGAAATGTGAAATAGCACCATCCACATCGTTATATACCGTGCCATCCTCTCTAATCTTCCATACACCGTCAATGTAGAACCGTTTAATTCCCTCTAACATTTCCTTTTCTGAATGTGTTTCCAAAATGATTCTCTCCATGTCGTCATCCTGCCTTTCTATGTGTCCTATACCGATTCGCAACATGTTCCAGGGCAATCCTCTGGATTTTCCCTAGTACATACAAGTCATCGCACGGCGTTCCCCTTGCCAATTCCCTGTATTCCTTTCGTACATCCTCTGTAAACTCGCGGATGAAAGTGTTAAATTCCTTCATGGTTAACCCTCCTTATTCAATCGCTGAAACACTCATAGCACTATGCCCGTCACTCATACCGCTGTCATAGGCATGGGCATTGCAAGATACATTGACACGTCTCGTTTTGACGTTCGGGAAAAGCTCCTGGATTTTATCGTCTACTTCCTTTGGCTTAACCAATACCAATACTTTTTGCCTGTTTCGTCATTTCCTCTTTGATTGCCATTGTAAAGCCAAAACCATAACTATCGGCTATTCCTTTGGCATTTCCATACATGGATTTATGGTAATTCTGTTCTTTTCTCATTCCAATCTTACAGATTTTCCGTAACTTCTCATAAAGTAAGATGACAGCTTTACGATCTGCATCCATACCAATGATATAGACAAATGACTTCCTATTGATATTTCCAGCGGTATAACGATGTGAAACAATGGCTTCACAACGCATATTCCTGGCAATTGTCGATACCAGGCGAATTTCCCATTTCCTTACACTCTTTGCATCAAGGGCTTCGCCGTCTGCCGTTTCTGTTTCGTTGCCTACCTCTGCTAATTCAATATGATATTTCCCAATGAGTTTCTGTACCATCTTTGCAGCTGCCGCAGCTTCTTCCATCGTACAGCCATTTTCGACTGTTTTTGCTAGTAACTTCTCAATCTTTGCCTTAATGTCCATGATATACCTACCTTTCTAACCTAATGAATACCATGCAGAGGACAAGGAAATTAGCCTTGTCCTTTGTATTGCTGTCCATTAGTGCTGATCCATTAGAAAAAGTCATCTTCTACAAAGTCAATACCTGCATATGCTTCATAAACCTCTTCATCTGAAATAATGTTGTCAATGTCCAGAATTTCACCATACGAGAGAGGCCCGTTCGATTCATTACAATCATTAGTATAATAGTTTACCTTAATTTGTTGCAGCTGTTCGCGGTTCAATTCCTGTACAGTCATTTTTGTTCCCTCCTATGTCAGACTTCCATGAAAAACTTCGCGTACTTTCCTGTTTCTCTATTGATACAGTTATATGCTTCAAATTCGTTGACAATCACATGGAAAGCCTTTCCGCATCCATTTGTTACAGGGATGCAAAACTCTGCCCTGATATTCACGGGACACAATGCAATTCTGTATCCTTCATTATATGCCTTTTCAGCCTTGTTTCTTGTGATCCTTTCCCATACCGTACCATTGTCAATATATGTTTCTTTTCTCATGACGTTCCAGTCCTTTCTTATTTGTTTCCTAATTCCATTTCTACGATATACTCTAAGCCTTTTCTACAGCAAACCCATACACCTTCATCGGCTTTTACGAGACTAAAGCCTTTTCCGCAACAATGTTCTACGGCTTTTCTAGTGGATTCTCCTGCCGTCCTGTTTGGATAGCCATCCCACTCATGAGTTTCAACCCATTCATCGCGCCTTTTCTTCGAGTCGAACGCATAGAAAGAGAACGCATTTCCATTCATCGACTCGTAGGACACATTTACGCCCCATCTGCAACACTCAGCATAATACTTTTTCATTTCAATAACCTCCTATAGATTGACAGGTAGTTAACACCATAGAGTCTACAAGGATTGCCCTTGTAAACTCTAGCTGTCAATTATTCGTCATAACAGATAGCACCATTCACGTAAAACCATTTATGACAACTTTTACAGTACTCAGCAATGCACTCAGGCGTCGCCTTGTATTTGTAGAAGAATTTCTTGTACGCGCTATTTAACCATTCATCAAGGGGATAGCCGTAGACATTCCAGGACATATCAATGAGTAATTCTGACATGATAGTGTTCTTTAACTCTACGTTGTGCATATCGTCAAGCATGATGATTGCACTAGTCATGCTAAAGCCGTTATCCTGACAGCCATAAAACGCCGTGCCGTCCCATTCGATACCGCTGAAAGCCTTGCAGATGACTTTTGCACATTCCGCCATCTCCTGTTTAATCATGAAATTGTGATCCGCTGCCATTGTTTTGTATGCGGAGGCCTTGGCACTCCTGTTCAACTCGTTGTAGGAATACAGTTTTACCGTTTTCATTGTTCTTCATCCTTTCTGTGATACATATACACGCTTAATCCGATTATATACAGTCCTAGAATTGTATGAGACTGTACAAAACCGCCAATGTCTAAACATGGGGCGAGAGGGGAAAACCATCCCGCCACCATAGAGAGAAACAGCAGGATCACGAGAAGCAACATATCCTTTATCATTCAAATTCATTCCTTTTAATCAATTCTAGCTGCAAAACTTCCACAATATACTGTTCTTCCTCTAGTGTATTTCACTAAAGAATAGTCATATTCCCATGTGTTGAAATTGTGTTTTCCGTACTGGTAATAGGCATTAACTACGGCCTTTTCTGGCGGGATAGTATAAACATATTCGTTCCCATTATCAAGATTAACAACTAACGTTTTTATAACGAACACTCCTTATAACCCAAACCACTGAAATATACATTGTATCCAGTTAATGCACATGTCGTTGAACTTGTGAACCATCCTGCATGAGATAACCAAAACCTTTTCTGTTTATCGTCAACGGCACAAATGATATTTCCATGATACAGAAAACGGCGCGTTGAATGTACTGTTTCTGTTTTCCCTGTTTTGTCAGATAGGATACTAACCGCATCATTTCCAATAACGACGCGATGGTTCCCGACGGTTTTATTTGACGTTGCAGCCGTTAAGGCTTTTATATACTTTCTCATTGTTATTTTCTCCTTTAATAAATTGTTCCGTCCTCTAAATATTCATAGCCATTTGCAATAGCAAGATCACGCGCGCATTCTTCATCAAAACCGTAATACTCATCGGATAACTCTTTCAGATAAGCCCACTCAAGCTCGTCAAGGAAGTCACGAATAGAAGGGGACTTGCCTTCTCTCAAGTCGTTGCACCAACTATCCCATGCTTCCTTTACAGCGAAGTCATAGCACCATCCAGAGAACGGGCAATTGTCTATCCAGTCCTTCCTATCAAGGTGAGAGATGCGTCTCTTTTCCCATTCCTTATAGACTAACTTTTTCTTGTCTGCGCCCTCGAAAAAGTTATTCATGATATAGGCATATGCCCTAGCACCTTCAAGGTCGTCATTCTCGGCATCCAGCTTGATATAGCCGCTTCCATCAATGCCGATGGAATAGTCCTCAATTGCGATTCCCATTTCGTTCATTGCTGACTTCATGCAGTCAACAAACTCGTCACAATTAATTTCCATGTCAGAGTCCCTAGCTTCAGCGATAACTTTCTCTTTTGCTTCCTCTGAAAGCTCGTCAAATGTATAGATTTTAGTAGTCTCGATTCTCATAGTAATCATCCTTTCATTTCACAAGAACACTTGCATATAAATCATCAAGACAGTCCCTCAATCCGTCACCATCATAATATCTTGCAGGTAACAGAATAATAAAGTCATCTGGATTCTCAACTGGAACTTTTATGGCGAAACGGACAGTATCCGTATAAAAACCTGCTTCATTCATTTCATCAAACGCATTTGTAGCCTTTAAGACTACACCATAGCGACGAGTATAGCCAATTTCGAAGGTATAGTCGTAGTTAACGCCACTCCCATGAATGGACTCGATTGCGTCCTTGATTCGTTCTACTTTATTGAGATTTACAAACATAATTCTTCATCCTTCCTATATTTGCCATTTATGAATAGTTAGAACCTACAAGGGATTATCCCTTGTAAGCTCTAACTATTCATAAGAGTTTATTTCTTCATTCGTACAAGCATTGCAGCGGCCTGGTATAATGCCCTGGCCTGTACATCGAGCCATGTCTCTGACTTGTTCGGCGGTAACACACCATAATGCGTTCGCCGCATTTCCCACGGGGCGCACAAGCGAAGGCAAATATATTCGTCATAGATAAGGCTACATCCACCTTCGCTATATTTCTTCCAGTCCCTTGCGCCATTAAGCAGATTTTCCTCTGTCAACTCGTCGCTTTCTTCAAGGTCATTAAGAAGGTCAATAGCATAGAGGATCACGCCGCGTTCCCATGCAGAACGAGCCTTGTTATGGCGTGCCTTTAATTCATTCATTATTTTGTCTTTAGTCATTTCAATCAATCCTTTCTTATTTCTCTTCATTGTCGTCGTCATCGTCATCGTCAGGATCAATTTCATATTCCGCTGCTTTCTCTGGATTCTCTAGTAACCAGTCAGTAAGGATATAAATGTCAATAGGGCTGTTTTCGTCGTCCCAATAATCGAACGTAACGACATTCCCATAGCCATCAAATACGATATACTTTTCGCATTCCTTATAATTACCGTAACAAACGGCAAGTACTGCATCAGACGGCGAATTAAAGTACGTGTTGAAGAAGTCACTGCTATTTTCGTAGACTCTATCGTCTGGCATGTTTGTATGTTCAATGCATTCATTCCAGAGGTTGATGACCTCTACATTGTCCATTCCTAGGGGCGTAATGCAGCGCCATTGATATATCCGATCACAACGGCGAGAACAACGGCAACCTGTGGAAGCATTGTAACAAGCGTTGTAACGAAAAATGCGACGTTCTCAACGTACCAGAGAGAACGGTTGACGCGCACGATATCCTCATTTGCATTGCAATGGGGCTTCTTGAACCCGCCTGCAACGTATCTGTCCAATGTATCGTGATGCAAATGGAATTTGCGGATAATCTCAGCCTTTGCCATGCGAACGGTACGGCCTGAGAGGTAACGGATTACATAGTGTTCACCGCGATACACGATGACACATGGACGGTTTTGAATGGTAACTTCGCTAAAGCCTTTCATTTCAATTCCTTCTTTCTACTAGATGTGATATAATAGGGTTAACAATATATTGCAGGGCTTAAACGTTGCTGTTCCATTCGTTCCGCCGTTGTGATCCTTTGGCAACTACAAGAACGCCGATTACTTACTCAGGGACGCAAGAACAAGTCTATTGTTTGTTCGTCGGCTGCAATGCTTAAGCACTGTATATACAGTGTTAACATCGGCTGTCATTGCTATCATGCGGGTTTGTATTCTCATCTCTGAGTCATAGCCACTGAACACGATAAGCCTTTCGGCGGTTCACTACGTCTTAATCTTGATTACATTATATAATAAAATTCGTAGATAGTCACATAGTAATCATAGTCGAATGTAGCAATTATAATAGATTATCTATGATTTTCTTTAGATATCTCGATCAATCGCAATAATGCTCTTAATTTCAAAAAGGCGTCAAAACAGATGTGTACTTACAATGGACACATAGCGAATCAGATTATATATAATACATATACATATAGTATGTAATAGGAGTGATAATATATGTCATTAAAACATAAATTAAAAGTACTATGCGCTAACAATGATATGACATTATTAGACATAATGACTGCATATAATAAGACATATGATAAATCAATAAAAAACCCATCGTTTTACAAAATGATTAATGATGAAAGCATGAAATATCGCGTATTGTCTGATATGCTGGGCAGTATTGGATATGAAATTGTTTTCCGTCGCAAACGCGATGAGGATCAATGAATTTGTTTTTCTAAATTCAATTTGATACAATGGATAGAAGCAGCGGACTGGATCAATGGCAGCCAATGAAATTCCAATGTAAGCAATAGTATTACAATAAGACTCTAGTGCAGGCAGTGAAATTCCAATGTAAACAATGATATTACAATGAATATCTAGTGTAGGGCAATGGATTGCAATGAGATTGTATAGATATGTATTGGATGTATAAGGATGCATTCTGTTTGACGCGCGTTCTATACCACGGATATATGAATGGTCGTTCATATGTTATCAAGGGATAGCAGTTGATCTCGACGATGGTATGCTATTGTAATAAACAGAATTACAATGAATATCTATGTCATTCATTGAGATGCGTTATCACATCATGCAGGATCAGCAGCACATCACATACGATTACATATAGTAATGTTATGCGCTAAATGGCGTTATATAAGGGATTCGTCAGGATCAAGTCGAATTGTCTACTGGACACGTACAGGGTGGGTGTGATTCTCAATACCAATTGGGAAACGTTCTCAACGAAATCGCCCGCATAGTCACAGCACAAACCGCGCACCTCAATGGAAATTTTACGCATCTCAGTGGAAATCCCATGATTTCAGTGAAAAACACCGCAAACCCTTGTGGCGTAAGGGTTTATCAAGGGTGAAACAGGGGAATTCATTGCCATAACACCGTAGAATCGCCGTAAAGCCTTGTAAATCAACGGTTTGAGCATGGTGATACAGGTGATACCTAAATGGGCGCATACGGCATTGTAGAGGTTCAGAAAAATTTTTTTTAATTTTTTTTTGATTTTACCGAACAATTACCCCCTTTTTTCGACATTATATATAGAGGGGTAATTTTATTGACCTCGTTGTCACTCGTTGACAGCGTGACTGTCCCCTCAATTCGGACAAGGTGGAGCTGTAGTGACCCAGCAATGCGTCCAAGCGTGAGCCTTGTCTTTTCTTCTTTCTTTCCCTTGGAAGACCTTATCTCCCAGAAACTCCTTGCCTGACCGTGGGAAGTCGGGCTATTTCTCTTTACCTGCATGGTGCAAGTCAGAGTCACGCATTGAAACCTTCATGGCGGCAGTGACAGGGTAAAGAAGAAAGAAAGGGAAGTCGTGGGGGAAAATATACCCTTTTGGGGTTATAGGGGAGGACATAGAGATACTATAGAATACATTGAATCTCTGTAGACAGACCTTTAGAAGATTCACTTCGTGAATCATTTGCTTCGCAAATAATAAATACAGACAGACAATGAGATACATAGATAAGCATTGAGTATACATTGAGTCTCTATAGAGTACATTGATAGCAACGATAGAACTATAGATACTAACCATAGTTCCTCCGTTGATGACAATGATGAACATAGAGTTAATGAATAGGCAATGTGAGTGTAATGATGGTTCCAAACCTTCCCTTGATTAAATAGATTCACTTGCTTTAGCAAGTATTTGCGATAGCAAATTTGAACACTGTATGAACCATGTGTCCATTGATAAGAGTATAGTCTTTCAATCAAAACATTGAATAACGTTGGAAGAACTATAGATATGCTTCATAGTTTTAATAACAGAATACAATAATATCCATTGATACACATAGTATATACAATGTATATACTATAGAGTACCAAGGTAAGAACATAGGTTATCCCTCAAATGGGATTCTATGTTCTTTTTTTAGTTTCAGGAGGATAAGACATGAATGACAAAGAGATTCCGCTGTTCAACAAGGATCGTGACCGTTTTTACAAGAGAATGTCCAATGAACAACATGTGATGTTCGATAGCATCCTTGAAGTTCCATTTACGTTTGTGGAAGCCAAGGCAGGTTCAGGTAAGACAACCGTTGCCTTTGCTGCTGGTATTGATATGCTCGCCAATGGAGTTATCAGTAAAATCATCTATATTATCAAACCGAGCAAACGCAGCTATGCCAACGGATATTTACCGGGTGACCTTGAGCAGAAAACAGCACAGCTATACTATGCCGCATACGATGCACTGGAAGTCCTTGGCTTTTCCCAGAGAGACATCCAGGCACTTATCAACACAGATCAGGTCATGCTCATTACAGACAATAACCTTCGCGGCGTGAACCTCATGGATTGCCTTGTCATTATCGACGAAGGACAGAATATGGGCGTAAGTGACCTGCGTCTTGTCCTGACGCGCATCCATGATGATTCTAAATGTGTATTACTTGGTGATTCTCGTCAGAGTGATAACCCGGGAGATAAGGAGCATTGTTTTGTTGACTATGGCAATTACATGGTTGAACACATTGGGCGTAAAGTTGAACTGACACGGAACTTCCGTGGAAGGTTGTCGAGGATTGCGGAGGAATACGAACCATTAGAATGAGATATAAGAAGGTGTTTACGTGATATACATAACGATACATGATGATAGTTTGGAAGGGACGCTAAAAGACATGACAGTCCGCGTAGAAGACGATGGTGATAGAGCAACGATCTCTCGTCGCGTACAGGAGAAAGCCAATGAGCTGTTTACGAGTTGGAATACACAGAGAGATAAGGTGATGCCAGATGAATAATATCTTGGTGCTTCTTATCGGAGCAATCATGATGGTCGTTGCGATGGTCTGTGCGAATAGCGTGGAGATGTTCAGGGCAACCGTGTGTGTGTCCTTGATTCTCATCAACATGTTCCTGATTTTCTTTGTTTCAGCCATTGTTAAGATTGGAATTGAAGTAGAAGAAGACGATAGCGAAGAAAAATAAAATTTTTTTTAATTTTTTTTTGATTTTACCGAACAATTACCCCTATTTTTTAACATTATATATAGAGGGTAATTTAATTACTCTTGGACACAGTTCGCCTCCTTGCTGTGTCCTATCATGTCAAAGGGCATAGGTGGGTTTACTCCTTTTCCCACCACCTAATCGTCATTACGACGAACACGGCATATGGGCTTCACCCCTTTCACCTGTATGTCGTTACCATGACAAGAGCAAGGTTAACGTCTTGTGATTGCCACAGAATAATGCGAAGAAAGGAAATTACAATGAATGAGAATTTTGGTGTGGTTGCCCATGTAGAGTCCTATGGCGTTACGGCAACACTCTACGGGACACTTAAGGATGTCTATGTGAATGCAAGAGATGTAGCAGAATGGATTGACCATCGTTATGGACGTAGCGAGGTCATGCTGTACAGAGCATGTCTTACTCCTGTTCGTATCGAAGATGAACCTTACATTACGCTTCAAGACATGATGGAGCTTGTCGTGCCATTCTTCCCTAGGAGAAACGGTGGTCGCTTTGTCAATGCTATCCTGAATCATCTCTCGTATCTTCAAGAGCGTGACAAGTTTGAAGATATGTGTGACATCAAGGATAGAGACGTAACGTACAGTATGAATGACCTTACGGACATCATCTGGAACCGTTTCAGTATGGGACAGAATAAGACACTGCATTGGCTTGTCAATCATGGCTATGTCTATCATACACCTGAGAACAAGTACATGCCATACCAGAGATACATTGACAAGGGTTGGTTTACTGTTGTTCCGAATGGTGACAGAAGCCAAACAGAAGTCACGTACAAGGGCAAAGAGTTCATTGTAAACCTCCTGGAACGTTACTGAATTGCAGGGGTATAGTCAAGCGGTTAAGACACCAGACTTTGACTCTGGTATGCGTTGGTTCAAACCCAACTACCCCCGCCATTATGCCATAGTAGCTCAAGGGATGGACATTCCATCTACGGCGAGAGTGATGGGGTAACAAAACGTTCCCCCATAGATGTTGGTTCGAGTCCAGCCTACGGTATCACGGTGAGTTGAGGTCGCTCCTCTTGACAGTTCTTCGTTCCTCTCTGTCAGCTCACCGTCCTCATGGCGAGAGCAAGGTTAACGTCTTGTGATTGCCAATAAGAATGACCATATTGTCGGCGTAGACAAAAAGGTTATGGGGTGGTGTTTTGCCCCCAATATAACATACCGTAGTAGCTCAATTGGCTAGAGCAAGGAAAGTACGTACCAAGGTGTTTCTAGTGCATCTTGTTCCTTTATGGTGGTTCAAATCCATCCTACGGTTCATTATGCTGCTGTAACTCAATGGGTAGAGTAACGGTTTTGTAAACCGTATGTTGGAGGTTCAAGCCCTCTCAGCAGCTCCATTTTTGATTTTTTTGCTTGAGTCACCGTGAACTCCAGATGCCCTAGAATAGAGTACACTGGCTTTGGCTGAATGGCCACGATTCACGACACTCAGGCTTTCCCTTGTTGAAAAGCTAGGTTGTCAAAGACAAGACGTTAAAACTCCGATATGACACAGTCGATATGTCAGGAACCATGATATAAGTCTCAACCGTCAACGCCCTGCGGGGCAGACGGTCTTAGATAAGAGCAGTCATGGCGGCCTAGACAGGTGTCAGGTTGTTGTGTTCCGACAGGTGAGGTGTACTTGTCAGGTATATCTCTTATGATTCGGGGCAACACAATGATATATCGTACTCCGCGAAAAAGAACTCGTGGCGTGATGTTTGGAACGTATCGACCGTTCAAGTTCTCTTGCGTAATTAGAGACAGACACCTGCGTAGTCCGGGGTGTTAAAGTATCATGCTATCGTAGCTCAATGGGTAGAGCAATACACCTGTAATGTATAGATGCTGGTCCGATTCCTGCCGATAGCTCCATTTTTTTAGAATAACATATAGAAAGGTATCAATATATGGATGACTACAGAGTTCCAACGGATGAACAGGAGACGGTAATTCAGTTTGACCGTAATGACACGGTATGCCATGTCTACACAACGGATTCTACGATGATGACAAAGCTAGACAAAATTCACAAAAGAGTTAAGCAGGATTACGTGAACGGAAAGCCTATTGCGGCATACTATGAGTTTGACAAGAAATTACTGTCATTCAAAAAAAAGAGAGCAAAGCAAAACCTCACTGACGAGCAACGAAAACAAATTGGGGAAAGGCTTGCTAAGTCACACAAAACGCAATAATTTCCTACTCCCTATACAAAATTGCATATCTACTCCTTGTCCTTCCGTTGGCCTATATAGTTAGACCTATTGGAAAAACAAGGGGGAAATTTTATGGCAAACAAGCATCCAACGCCACCACCGCCAAGAATCAACCGTGCAGATCATCCTCATTTTGAAGCTGCGGGCATGACATTGGTCGAACAGTACAACCTGACAAACATTGTCCGTGAAAAGCGTATGCAGGGCATGAGTTACCGTGAGTTGACGGATTACATCAATAACACGCCTGGACTCATCCCGAACAACTACAAGATTTCACACAATTCTATTGCACGCTACTGTAGAGACCATGGTCTTGGCGGTGACGTTTCCGAGGAATCCACGGACGAAGCTGTAAATGTCTATCGAGAGAACTGTAAATCTCTCCATGACATCAATACGGCTCTTGATATTATCTCTGTACAGCTCGATGAGATGAACAAGCAGGTTGGCAAGGGTTCCGTTAATGTAAAAGACCTGAGCACCATGATTAATTCATTGGACAAGCTCACATTGCGCCGTCAGACTCTCACAGCATCCATTGGAGAGATGCAGGAGAAGGTATACAAGTATGAGACGGTATCCCGCATTATTGGTACGGTAATGGCAAAGGTATCCGTATGGATTACCCCAGAACAGTATGAAGAACTCAAAGACATGCTTCGGCAGGACCCGATTCTCTGTGAAGCATTGCGTGAGGTTGCACCATCTAATGTCTAAGGAGGAGAAACCATGTCGATGGAAGAGAAGAACAGGCGCATGAACCATGTGAAGAAAGGAAAAGACGTTCGGCGTACCGTGAAAAGTAGAGAGGATAAGAAATGGGCGAAACGGGAAATTATGCAGTACAAGACACGATGAATGTCAATGGAAATATCTATATGAGCAGTCGTGTGATTGCATGGGAACTGCATCGCGCTCACAAAGACATCCTCGAAAAAGTGCGTAGATACACAACAGATTCCCTTGATTCGTATTATGTAGATAAGCAAGGAAAAAAACGAACGTCATATCTTGTTTCTCGTGATGGTTTTATCCTGATGAATATACAGGGCTGTGTTGATGAACGACTCAGGATTCTCCATCGTTATGATATGGCTAAATCCGTAACAGCTATTGATAAGCAACTCAATGCATTGCGCCATGACCTCAATGAGTCTGGCGTTGTTCGTCCTTGGATTAATCCCAGGTATCAGCTTGATAACCTCAAATCAATCTACAAGGATGTAACTGGTGATGACACCCCTAGAGGTTTCTATGATTCTATTGGCGACTGGATAGGTATCAGTGTACCGTATAGTCATCGCTTGAAAATTACGGTGCGTGATTGGATTCTACAGAACATCTCGATTGAGAAAATCAAGGAATTTGTCACAGGTATTCAATCACATACCGTTGTCCGTAGCGAAAGAGGGCATTGGGTTCACCTTGGTGGTTTTGATAACAACACCGTTGAGTGGGACAAGATTGTCAATGAGTTTCATGGAAAATGTGCATACTGTGGCAAGGAAAAGCCGTTGCTGCCAGAGCATGTCATTCCTCAGACCGTTCTTAGCAAGGAACATCCAGAGCTTGTCGATAGGATTCAAAATATTGTCCCTAGCTGCTCTGATTGTAACCATAGTAAATTGCGGCATGACTGGGAAACATGGTACAAGGCACAAGATTTCTATACTGATACTAGGTATTCTGCAATTAAAAGACATATCAATAAATACAAATTATAAGGGAGGTGCTAGAGATTGCCTAAGAATGACATCATGAAGGAAATCTTTGGCAATTCCCTTAGACGTAAAGGGGAAAAAGAGTCACCAAAAGATAGAGCGGCACATGACTTTCAGTTCTTCTGTGAGTATTACCTGAGTGATTACTTTAGTTCCCCATGGAGTGAAGTCTTTCATAAATGGCTCATCCATAAATACGAAGACATCATCTTTAATCACAAAGACGAACAGAATAAGGTCTGTGTTTCGTCCCCTCGTGGACATGCAAAGTCAACATTGACTTCTTTTGCATTTGTCCTTTGGTGTGCGTTATATAACTACAAAAAATTCATTGTCATCATCTCTGCGACAGCCATTGTTGCGAAACAGTTCATCTTGAATATCCGTGATGCGATTGAATTTAACCCTTTGATTAAACGTGACTTTGGCATGATTAAGAATGACTCCCTGTGGAACTCACAGGAGCTGCTTCTTCGTACTGGTGTCTATATCATCTGTAAGGGTGCCAATGCACAGCTCCGTGGCCTTCAATTTGGCGGGACAAGACCTGATTTGGCACTGCTTGACGATATGGAATCTCAAGAGGAAGTTGATAGCCCAACTCAGGTTGATGCATTAGAGCACTGGCTGACAGCAGATGTCATTCCAATGCTTTCCGTTGATGGCGATGCAATCTTCATCGGAACGGTACTGAGTTATAACTCTGTTTTATGGCGTTTATTGACAGAAGCACGGTTTGCATCATGGGAGCGCAAGAGGTTCCAGGCGGTTATCGAGTTTTCACCGAGCGAACTTTGGGCAACATGGGAAAACATTATGACTGACCTGTCCCGTGGCGATAACTCTTATCGAGATGCCAAGCAGTTCTACTATGACCATAAGGAAGAAATGCTGAAAGACACAAAGGTACTATGGCCTGACCAACGGAAAGACCAATACCTGTATCTTATGGAAAAACGACTGGAATCTGAGGAGTCGTTTGCGAGCGAATATCAGAACGATCCAATGACTGAGAACCTTCGTATTTTCAAGACAGAATGGTTAGAGAATAACTTCTATGATAAACCACCTGACATCAAGGAAATCAACATTGCATTGGATCCTGCAATCAGTACGAAACGCAGTGCGGATTACTCTGTTATCCTTGTACTTGCTCGTGGCATGGACAATTACTTCTATGTCCTTGAGTGTGACGCCAAAAAGAGAAGCGGCGACAAACTCATAGAGGATGCAAAGAATATCATTGCTCAATACTATAAGTATCGTCCGAAAATCGTATGTGAAACCAATCAGTTCCAGGCGTTCTTCTCAACAACATTACAGAAAGACCTGATAGACTCTGGCATTTACCTGGAATGGATTGATGTCATGCACATGGGCAAAGACAGAAAGGCAACGAGAATCGAAAGTCTTTCACCGCATATCCGTCAAGGTCATATCAAATTCAAAAAAGACCAAACCTTGTTGTTATATCAGCTTCGTATGTATCCTAGAACACACGACGATTGCCCTGACGCATTGCATATGGCACTACAGCCTATGCTTGAGTCATCCGTTGCCAAGTTCTCGTTTGGTAGCTTTGGCGGCAATACAACGCATAATAATGGTTCAAGATTTACCATGAGACAACTAGGTGAAAACCTAAAGAAGTTAGGAGGTGAGATCAACGAATAAACTACAGAAATTCCTAGCGTCCAAGATTCCTGCCATGAAACTTCTTTGGACTGACCGTTATGGCATGAATATCCCAAATGGAAACAAAACAAGAAAGACGATTCTTCCACCTCCTGATAAACGTAGGCTTCGTAACCTTTCTCGTGAACCTGTTGTACGGAAAGCCATGAACATCATCAGTGATGCTGTGTCATCTATGCCGTACACCATTGATGTGATTGCCCCAGGACGCAAAAAGTACACCAAAGAGATTGCTGTGATTCAGAATGTAATTGAACATCCGAATGTTGTTGACAGTCGGCGCAGTTTTACAAAGAGAATCATGGACGATGCACTGGTATTGGATGCGATGGTCGTTGAATCCGTCAAGTCATCCGACAGGAATCATCCTATATATCTCTATCCTGTTGATGCAGGAACCATTAAGCTGCTTGAGCCATGGGATTACACAAATCCGCATGGATTCCGCTATGTACAGAATCAGGGAGATGGCGTAAAGAAGTTCACGGCAGACAATATCTTCTACGGAACACGACAGAACTTCACGGATACACACTATGGCTGTTCCCCTGTACGATATGCGTATAAGTATATCAGTGATTACATTGAAGCATGTGCAAGAGCCAATGATATTGCAACGAATACAACGTCATCGTTCCTCATTGGACTTCGCAATGCAAAGCCAGAGGAAATTGATAAGTTCCGCGATTACATGAACAATGAGATTGAAGGAACTGGCCATATCCCGATTGTTGGCAGCACAGAGATTGACTCTCGTCAGATTCGTAGTATCAACAAGGATAACCTTGGTATTGATTGGATTGACAGGCTCACGAAGATTATTGCCATGTCGTTCAGTATTCCGCCAGAAGAACTTGGCATCACGATTCAGAACGATAGAAGCACAGAAGATGATCGTGATAATTCCATGACAGAGGGCGCGATTAAACCATACGCTTATCTCCTTGAAGATTTGTATAACAACTATGTCATTGCAAAGATGGGACTTGGTGGTGTATTGCGTTTCCGTTTTATCCATGAGGACAGTGAGAACCAAAAGACAGCAAAGAGTACACGTCTTGTCAATGAGTACAAAGCTGACCTTATCACGGAGAATGAGTTCCGTGCTCTCTCTGGATATGAGGAAAGCAGTTCTAAGTACGCCAATATGACACATGTCGAGAAGACAGCGAATATCAATGTCGACCTTGGCATTAGTGGAGGATTCAATGGTGTTGGCGACTTGAAAGATAACACAAAAGATGATACTGGTTCAGATAAGGACGGTGATAGTGGTTGAACAAGAAAGAATTGATGAGGAGTTCCATGACAAACATCACAATGTCCTCGGAACTCAGTAAGATGGTTATTAAGGGATGTATTGCAAAGATTGATAAGGCATCGACAGGTTCTCCATGTGGAGCAGATGGGAAACTCGTAGTATTCACATCGGAATCTGTTAAGAAATGTGCAGATTCGTTTGTTGGTATGCCGCTGGATTGCACGTATCCAGAGGGCTTCTTTGCAGATGGAACTGACTTATTTACGGGACATGGCGAAACAAACATCGGTTACATCCGTAGTGTTGAAGCAAAAGATGACAACCTGATGGCAGAAATGGTCATTTGGAAAGACAAGTTCCCAGAGGAAGCATTCATGATTGTAAATGGTGCAGATTCGCTTGGTTTTAGTGCTGAGTGGTATCCAACAAATACACATGAAGATGATAGTACGATTTTCATGGATGAGTTCCAGGGTGCAGGATGTGCAATCCTTTGGAAGAACTGTGCAGCATTCAGCGATACATTCATTGAAACCCTTGCAGCAAGCATGGAGAAAAAGAATAGGAGTGATAAGAAAATGAATGAACAGGAAAAGAAAGAGATTATTGATAGCATTATGGCAGGTCTTGATGAGAGACTGAGTGACTATGAGAAGAAGATTGAGGAAATCAAGGCATCCGTTGAAGGTGTCAAGGGTGAAGTTGAGGAGTCTGTCAAGGCATCCATTGAGGAGATTAAGGCAGACGTAGAGAAAGCAAAGGATAAGGTTGAGGCTTCTAAGGAAGTTCCTGCTCCTGAGACGCAGAAGATTGCACCGAATCCGTTTGAAGCAAACAAGGAGGAGACGAAGGAAGAAAAGATTGCTAAGATCAATGCTTCTGACATGTCTCTCTCTGAGAAGATTCGTGAGATTACCAAGGTTCGTTACGGTAAGTAATTTAGACTAACAGATAAGACTGTTGCATTTGCAATGGTCTTTTTTTATTGGAAAGGATGATGTGAATAATGAGTAATGGTGTACTTTATAGTGCGTCTATCGCAACTACAGACAAAGGTCAGCCGATTAAGGCTGCATCGAACCCGATTAGTGTTTACAATGAAGACCATATGCTGGTCGTTGGGGACTACGACAAAGTTCTCCATGACTATCTGAAGCGTGACTTTGCTCTCGCCGTCAAGGTTAACAGTGTCCGTGCATCTGGCTATCCGCATGTATGGAATGAGCAGAAGGGTCTCCCTGCAAATACCAAGGCCGTTGACCCGAAGGTTGGCTTTGGCACGGCAGAAGCTCCGTCTTACCGTCCGAAGACGCTCTCCACAGAGTACAAGCGCGATAACTGGAAGACAGCATTTGCTCGTTGCTATGCTACGGGTATCCGTTATGACTTCTTCACGCGCAACATGGAGAACAACTACGGTACGTTCGAGAATCTGACCGAGAAGGACTACAACGACATGTTCGTCGACTTCACGAAGACTACGTGCAACGACTTCTGGAATGGCGCAACGAAGTTTGATGCAACGGATGCGTTCACGTACTACGGTGTTATCGCTCAGGTTTCTGAGAACAATGACAATGTCACGGCTATTGCGGATGGCACGAAGATTGCCGATGCACTCAACACGAAGATTGCAAACCTCATGGCTCGCCTTGACTACACGGGCTATCCGAATGTCATTGCAATGAGCCCTGCAACGTATGACATCCTCATCAAGGAGGAAGCAGAGCGTTCCCTGTACCAGCGTGACATCACGACGGAAATTGTTCCGGGCGTCAAGGTTCCTGCCTTCTTCACGCCGATGGGCAAGCTCCCGATTGTCCTTACGCCGTTCATTAAGCCGACGGTCAGCTCCGAAGCAGGTACAACGACGCATCAGATTGTTGCACTTAACTCCGCAATGATTGACCGCGTATGGCTCTTCAATGATGGCCCGAAGGTCTATGAGATTGCAAACCCTGACACGCCGCTTGCAAATGACCGTCTCCTCACGGATAAGTTCGTACTCGACTTTGCCAACTACATTGTTCATGGCGTTGACACGGGCATGCACTTCATCCTCACGAAAACGGTGAAGAACTGATATAACTGAGTAAAACAGTCGCATGGTATTACCCAACAAATAAACAAATAAGCGGCTTTTATTGAGGAGGTAGTTAAATGGCAAGAACAGCAAAAACAGCAACAATGGCAAAACCAGCGGCGGAAGCAGTAGAGAAACCAGTAGAGTACGAAGTATGTGACGCTATGAAATCTCATGGTTCTATCATGCTTGGTACACACTTTATCCCGATTGTTGATGGCAAGGTTAAAATCAGTGCCAAGACGAAGGAAATCTTCGAGAAGAGCGGGTTCCTGAAATGAAGACGTATCTGACTGAGGATGAAATTCCTGCATACTGTGGGCTTATCAGTGGCGTTAAGATGGAACACATTGAAGCGGCTACAACACTCATTGATGCGTACAAAGGACGTTCGTTTTTTCCAATGGAGCATACTGAACGTGTCGAATTAAAGCATAATCGTGTAGACCATGAGTTTCGTGGGAAACTCAAACACTTCCCTCGTGTTTCCATTGAAAAAATCACAGCAAAGACACATAGTTGCTTTGGTAATGATGTATTAACACTCGATGCAAGCACACTTGACTTTGACGATGATGAATCCTTGTATTTCACCTTTGAATTTCCTCAGTCGTTTATGTTCCGTAAACCTCCAAAGGCTATCAAGGTGACATATACAAGCGGATATAGTGAAATTCCTGAGTCTGTCAAGAGAGCCTGTGGAATCCTTGCTTGCAATATCAAGCAGATGGGTGGCACATTGAGATGGAAAAGCCGTGATGACTATGATGTTAAAGTAACACTCAGTGATAGCGGTGTCTTTTCTCCTGAGATTGAGGATATATTGCGAGGTGTAGAGATTCAATGAATGTATTAGCTTACTATACTGACCGAATGGAACCATTGACATCGGAAAAAGGGATAACGGAACAAGCACTGGTATTGCGTAGAGGTAAAACAATGAGTCCACGGACGATTGCAGATGGTAGAGTAATGCTTGTAGACCTTGGAACTCAATTCGTTGGCGGTGACATTCTCAAGCGTCAGAATGGTGAGCAATACTTTATTATCTCGAAACAACAAAGTTCAGACTGTGTACAGATGCAAGGGAAACGAGTCAATGCGTATATTATGATTCGTACATTGGCGGACAAATATGTAAACCATAAAAAGGTTGGGACAGAGGAAAAGACCGTTGCGTCGGATTGCCCAACGTATTACCAAGATGTGTCGGCAGCAATGCACACGTATGACGCAGGACTTCTTCCAAAGACCGTAAAGAAAATTATCATTCACAATTCTGTGCCTATAAAATTGCTTGATCGTGTCTCTTTTGGTGAACGGGATTATCAAGTTGACAATATTGATACGGCAAAGTATGTCGGACTGTATGAACTACAGTTATCAGAGGATACGAGACAATGAGTAATCTTGCAAAGTCCGTGGAGACATGGGCAAAGAAGAATATGGCAGATATTGAACGGGAATGGGGAAAATCGACCATTGATGGCGAAGCAGAAATTAAATTTGAAATTGTAGATGACAGTCCCAATGAAATTACTGGACGATTTACTGCTAGTGGACAGAAAATGTGGATGAATGAGTATGGTTCTGGTTCGAAACTTGACCGAAGCAATCCGTTTTTATCACAATACACAAGTTCTTCGGTATTCAATAAAGAACGACTGAATGAAACTGGTGATTTCAAATATGCGATCCGTACAAGACCAAGCGGTCACTTTTATCAGGACTTAGATGGAAATAACCACCGTGGTTCTGGCATTTGTATGCCACATGGACTCAGACTGGAAAGCAAGAGCACCTTCGGAAATCTTGCCGTGGATGCTCATGAGCCAAAACATACAATACAGGAAACTCTTACGGGAAACACCGCATACAACGAACAGTTCAAACAAGACTTATTGAGTTCGTTTGGGGCGACTGTAAAGGAATCCATTGCAAAGGTGGTGCATGAGAAATGAACGCCTTTGAATACGGTAATGAGCTTTGGAATCTATTTACGAACGATGAAATTCTGGTTCAGGCACTGAATGTCGATGTGAATGATGAATCTTCGTATTCTAAACACTATCGACAAGACGATGTTGCACCAGAGTTATTTTCTGTAGAAAATCTACCGTTTATTGCGTTCTATTTTGCAGACGCAACTTCTACAGTGAACGATTATTTGAACCTTGGACTTCTTCGTATTGACATCTACACATCTTATCGTGATGACGTAGAGCCAATCCGTAAACGCATCACGGAAATCATTCATGAACATTTCGATGAGCGTATCTGTGCAGAAGGACAAAGAAGTTCAGGGATTACCAATGTATACAAATACAGACTGGAGTTTACTCCATTGATTTTCACATAAGAAAGGATGATGTGTAAATGGCAGCTAAAGACCTTTTGAATAAGGGACTGCTCCTGCATGGTATTGGTGCAGGTGTACTGAAAAGTGTCACGGGTAAGATTGCTGAGATGACTACTTCGCAGAGCATGAAGATGGACATCACGGCTACGACAGAGGATGTCTATGGTGGTGACGGTCTGTTCCCGCTCTATACGTACATTTCCAAGAAGGAAGGTAACGTGGAGATTACGAACGCAGAGTTCAAGCTCTCTCAGGTTCAGGTTGCACAGGCAACGAAGATTACGACGGGCGGCAAGCGCAACTATCGTGTCCTTCTCACGAAGGAATCCAAGACACTTATCGAGGGTGCATCCCTGACGGGTGTCGAGGTCATTGCAGTCATTGGCCCGGATGGCAACGATGCATCTAAGAATGTCACGGTTACGGATGCTGGTGCTGTAACGTTCGGTGAAGCCGCTGTTGAGGGCGAGTATGCTGTATGGTTCAAGGCAACGGATGCCAACAGTGTTCGTGCTGATATGCTCAAGAACGCAATGCCGGAGGTCGCAACGTTTAACTGGATGTTCACCACGGAGGATTCCGAGGGCAACAAGTATCAGGTTGATATTTATGCTCGTCGTGTCCGTGCCGATGGCGAACTCAAGATTGAGACGGAACGCGATAAGGCAACTACGCCGTCGCTCAAGATTAAGATTCTTGACCCGGGCGATGGTCATGATGATTTCGCTGTTGTAACGGTGACGCCGCTTGCAGCCTAATTGACTTGATGGTTTAACCTTGGAGCTAACTTCGGTTAGCTCTTTGTTTAAGCTATTGAGCACGCCATAAAGCCCATTTATTTAGAGTTTGAAATATAAACACCATGTAAACATTGGCAATCATTGTTATACGTTGTATAATCATAAGTGTCGATAGGAATAACAAAAGGGAAGTGAGAAAATGGAAAAGTACAATATGGGTTTCAAATTCAGAATCTATCCAAATAACACACAGCAGCAACTGATTAACCGTACTCTTGGCTGTTGCCGTTTTGTGTATAACCATTTTCTTGCTGTCCGTCGTGATGAGTGGAAAGCAAATCATAATTCACTGACCTATATCAAGACAAGTAAATTACTTACTGACCTAAAGAAACGAGAAGATACATTATGGCTTAAAGAAGTAGATAGCGTAGCATTACAACAGTCTTTGCGAGACCTTGACAGTGCATACCAGAGCTTCTTCAAAAAGAGAGCAGGCTATCCTAGATTCAAATCTAAGCATAGCAATAACCAGTCCTACCGTACAAACAACGATAATAGGGTGGCTAGTATCCGCATCGTAGATAATAGAATCAGACTTCCAAAGGTTGGTTTTGTGAAAATCAAGCAGAGCCGCACCTTTGAAGGTCGTATCTTAAACGCTACGGTAAGCCATACCGCTTCTGGAAAATATTTTGTTTCTCTCTGTGTAGAAATGGACAAAGAAAAGCTGGTACATCCCAATGCAGGTGGTAAGATTGGTATTGATGTTGGGCTTAAGGAGTTCTATTCTGATAGCAATGGCAACACTATTGCTAACCCTAGAGTTCTCAAAAAGCTGTCTAAGAAGTTAGCTAGAGAACAAAGGAAGCTGTCACGTAAAATGCCAAAGTCGAAGAATAGAGAGAAGGCTCGTATCCGTGTAGCCAAAGTATATGAGCATATTGCTAATATCCGTAAGGACTTTTTACACAAGTTATCTACACAGCTTGTTCGTGAAAACCAAACGATAGCTATTGAACACTTGAATGTAAAAAGTATGCTTCGGAACCATAAACTAGCTAAGTCCATTTCAGATGTAAGCTGGTCTAAGTTCTTCCGTATGCTTGAGTACAAAGCAGGGCTGTATGGAAGCAAACTGATTAAGATTGATAGGTTCTATCCATCGAGTCAGATTTGCTCTGTTTGCGGATACAAGAACACAAAGACTAAAGACCTTGGCGTTCGAGAGTGGACTTGTCCTAAATGTGGCACTCACCACGACAGGGATACCAGCGCCGCTAAGAATATTTTGCACAAGGCATTAGAAGATAAACAACTAGCTTAAAAGCATAGATATATACCGTGGGACACACGGGATTTTAAGCCTGGGGAGAGCATGTAAGACGTTTTGGCCAAGGCTAAAATGCAATACTCAATGAACCAAGAATCCCCAGCCTTTAGGAGTGGGGAATGTCAAGAGATGGTACGGGATAGAAATGGCAAGAAACACAAGGAGGAAATACTAATGGATGACAATAAAAACGATGACAATGTAATTGGACTCTATGAAGTCATACGAGATAGATACGGGAAGAAACATAAGGTATACAGTGCTCGTTTCAAGGATTTGCATACGATTATGAATTTCACACAGCACTATAGCCCTGATTCCTTTGGCCTTTATATGCTTGCCCCTGTCATTGACAAGGATGGCGAAGTAGATATGGATGCAGAGGGCAATATCAACTATGACAATGGATTCTATGATGACCTCATGGAAATGATTGAGATGGCACTAGATCATCGTGAAACTCGTGAGCAGATTGAGGAATGGCTCGACATTGAGGTTGCAAGGAATATCATCATGGTATATCTTCGTGTTTCTCAGTTCAAAAAAAAAGCTCCGTTAAGTCTGGAGAAGAAACCCATTGGAGAAATCTAATCGCAAGTCTTGTACAGAATACGAGCCTTACCATCCATGACATTGAAAATCTTCGGATAAATGAAATGGAAGACTTACTGGAGGGTATTAACGAGAATAGTGAGTCCCTTCGTAAGCAGTATGAAGGTGGCGGCACGACAGAACAGCTAGAGGGCGATGATGCTATCCGCGCACTCCTTGGCAAATAATCTTGACAACTATAGTTAAACAATGTATAATCAAAGAAAACAAAGGAAAAATGTCAACGGTTGTGTAAAGGAGGATTACAAAAATGAAGCGGTTATTCATCATTTTCATGGCGTTATTCGCATTCTCATCGGTATGTTTCGCAGATGACAATGGAGACGTATTGAATCACGATGAACAGTTTGCGTATGATTGTATTGACAAGTGGTATGACTTCCTCGATAATAGTAAGGTACGTTTCAAAGCAGTCGATGCAACAGACAAGGATGACGTCAAAAAAGGATTATGCATAATATCCTTGGAAGTACCTAATCAGTTCGGTGGAATGTCATTCAGGAACTACTGGTTTAAAGACGGAAAACCAGATATGGAATACGACGGCATTGGTGACAGCGATATTTGGAATAGGTTTGATATAGCAAAGATGAACAGGGTGTGGAAAGAAAAGCATCCACCCGAGCAGTGAAGACACAATAGAATAGCAATAAGGGGTATCATGGTTAAAACATGGTATCCCTTATTTTTTTATGTTTGGAGGGATAAAATGGCAGACAAACAGCAATTGGTATACGAGATTAATGTCGTTGCCAATGGCACAGATAAAATTGAGGGCGTCAAGAAATCCCTCGAAGGTGCAAAGAATTTCGTTGACAAGCTGAATAATTCCAATGTGAGCATTGGTGTCAATGACAACTTCAAGTCAAATTTACACACGATCACTGAGGACTTGCGTGAAGTTAAACGTGGCATTGAGTTGCTGAACAAGGGGGCATCCATCAAGGTCAACGGTGTGGAGCAGACAGAGCAATCTTTGCGTGCTCTTGAAAAGACTCTGGAAGATACACTGAAGAACATCAAGGCAAATTCCTTTAATAACCTTGTACAGGATATGACAAAGGTTCAAGAAGCTGCTATTAAAGACAATGAAGCCATTGATAAATTACTCAAGAAATACGAACAGCTGAAACGGACATTCACGATGGCAGTAATGAATCAAAAGCTGATTCCTGAATCGACATGGTATAGTCGCAGAGATTCCCTTGACGCGGTCATTGCAAAACTCAAGGAATACGGCATTGTTCGCGACAATATTTACCGAAGTGAACGATATTCTAGCTATAAAGCATCCGTAGAGGGATACATTAAATTACTGAAACGCCGTGCAGAACTTGAGACACAGATTGAGAGAATCATTGATAGACAAACGCTTGCTATGGAACGTGGACAACAGGTCAAGAGAGCAGACTTTGAGTTGTCAATGAAACAGTTCAATCAACTCCTTGCTGAATACCAGAAATTAGGCGGAACAAAGACATTTACGTCTCCATTTAGTTCCTTTGCCAATTCCGAAGCACAAAACAAGGCTGTCATGCAGAAGAATCTTGAAGAATGGGCGACTGGATTCAGGACATACTCTCAGGAATTATCCAGATTGATGGCATTGCAAGAGAAAATGTATATCATTTGGAGACATGATGGCTCACAAGAAGCACGGGAAAACCTTGACAAACTCTCTGCTACCATTGCAAAAGTACGGGCAGAACAAGAAGCGTACCAGAGAAGTATGAACACAGCGACAAAAACCCCTACGCCAACGAATGCACTAGCTGACCCAACAACGAAATGGGCAGAGGGTATCCAATCGTACACAAGAGAGCTTCGTAGACTCGAAGATGTTCAACAGAGACTCTATGCCCTTTGGAAAACTGATCCTAGTAATGCAAATAAAGTCGCATTGGATAACGTTAAGGCTAGTCTTGTATCTGTACGGAAAGAGTATGAAGCTTTCCAGAAAGACATGAACAATACTGGAACAAGTATTAAAAAGATCACAGGAACCTTTACATCGTTTGAACAGAAATTGCGTAGTCATCTGTATTGGATTACTGCAGGTTCATTACTCGGTGCTGCCTTTGCAGTTCCAACGGAAACATTCAATTCCCTTGTCCAACTCGATGAAGAAATGCATAACTTGGCAACGGTTATGCCACAACTCGAAGGTAAATCCACAGAAGCTATTGAGAAATACCAGAATGAACAGAGAGCACTCATTAATACAGCAAGTGAATACGGTGAGTCTGTAAAAGATGTCATGGAATCTGCAAGACTTTGGGGACGTATGTACAAGGATCAGGCAACTGTCAATACATTGGTTTCTCAATCTGCAAAACTGGCTGTTGCCGATAACTTCTCTATGGCAGAGTCAACGAAGGCTGTTGAGGCCGCTATGTTCCAGTATGGCATGGTTGCAAAGAACAGCGCAGAAGCATTGGCATATTCCAATAAGATTGTCGATGTATATACCAAGCTGTCCCACAATGCAGGTGTCTCTGCCCAAGACCTTGCAGCTGGCGTAGAACGCTCTGGTTCAGTCGCAAAGCAGGCAGGAATCTCCTTTGAGTTCCTTAATGCACTCATTGCTCAGGGTACTCGTGCAACGGCATTGAGTGGTGCGGAAATTGGTAATATGCTCAAAACCATGCTCGCATCGTTCAACAGCAGTAAAGCCGTAAAGGAACTCAATAAACTTGGCATTGCAACAACCGAGGTTGTCAATGGCGTTACCAAGGTTCGCTCTGCACAGGCTGTCTTGATGGATGTTGCCGTTGCTGCCCAAGGGACAAACAAAGACCTGAAAAACCTCTGGATTCAAATGAGTGGCGGTAGACCTAAACTTGCCGCATAATATAGAAATATATTATTAGTATGCTTTAATAACGGTTAAAATCCAATGACAGGACAAGACCGTGGTAAAACCTATATAGGGAACCGTAGAGACTACAAATAGCCACCCTAACGTAAAGCCGAGGGATGAATGTATAGTCCGAACTCACGATATAGTCATGAAATGAAACGTGAGAGTACGGCAGAAATGACCGTACCCGTAATAATAAGCTATGGCTTATTTTTATGAGTAACAAATTGAAGTTTCAATGGGCAAAAGCAGCAGCCATGTTCAGCAATTATCAGGAAATCATTAAGAACTGGGGACTTGCTGTCAACTCCATGGGATTCACGGATAATCAGGTAAAGAACCAGATGGATTCCCTGTCTCGTCGCATTAACAAACTCAAAGCTGACCTGACTGGTATGGTTGCACAAGGTGGCAATAGTGGCCTTACTGATTGGCTCAAGGAATGTGTTACGGAATTAGACTATTTTGCTAAATTCCTGTCTTCGGTAAGTGCGTCTACATACAGTACCATTGGCAGTATGGTAAAATTAGCTGGCATTATGTACACCGTGAACAAAGTCATGAGAATGATTCGTACATCGTCAGTTGCAGCGAAAGCAGGACTGGCCACAATAGGTGTTGAAGGTGCTGCTTCAATGTCTATACTCCGTGCTGCTGTTGAATCTGTTGGTGCGGCATTTAAGAGGATTCTCCCTGTACTGATTGTAACAACGGTCATTGAAGGTATCTCGTATCTTGTTGATAGCACTAATAGCGAAACGGAAGCTATACAAAAACAGAGCGAAACCCTAGAGGATAATCTTGCAGTAAAACGCCAAGAGATTGAGATGTATTCACAGCAAGAGGACTTCCTTGATGCACTGTTTACTGCCCATCAAAAACTCACTGCTGAAATAGAGAGTTCCACGGTCAGCGACGAAAAGAAGAAGAAGCTCCTCGAAGACCGTATTGAGACAGAGAATCAAATGGCACAGATTGTCGGATGGTCTGCTGTACAACAGATGCAAGCTGATAACTTCACCGATGATTCTACAAAGAAGGTACGGGATAATTACATAAGCGCAACGGAAGCCAAAAAGAAATCCTTGGCACAATTCTTGTCGGCAAAACAAGAAGAAGCAGTCAAGAACTATCAGGTTGCCACAGAAAATATGCAGAACTGGAAAGAGGAAACAGACCAATTCTGTAGGGCAACGGGCGATAAAATCGAAGCATTACATAAATACGTATCAGCACAGGAACTCGTTGCTACGGTCGAAGAAAAGATTCATCAATTACAAAAGGCGAGTGCAGAACAAGGTCTTGAGAACTTTAAACAGAAACAGTTTGAACTCAGCCAGCTACAATCTGACCCAGACCACGAATGGACAAGTAGTGACCAAGAAGCACTAGATAATGCTAATCGCATGGTTAGTCGGTTAAATGGCGATGTTGATAGAGCGAACAAAGCCATATACAATGATAGATATACTATCAAATGGGAACAAACAGGCGAAGCACTCGCACAAAAAGAAAAAGAAGCAAGAGAAGCATTTCAGAACTTAGGTGGTGCAAACCTTCTCAACCCGGGTGGTCTCACTGACCCGAATGATTACCTGCAAAAATGGGGTTCTGGCGAAGGTGCGGGCGGCGACGAATACAACCCTACACCGAGTGGAAAGAGCAAGAAAGGCAAGAGTGGCCATACAAAGAAAGACCCAAAAGAGGATTGGCAGTATGGCGACACGACATCACAGATGTTTGCCGAGTTATCTAAGAAGTTTGAAGCCAAGTTTGATACAAGGAATGGCCTTGATATTGCTACATTGTCCGCTATTGTCACGAAATTGACTGGTATTAACACCCTTGAGTTCGATGGTGTGTCTGACCCATTCGGCACTGGTGGACGCAATACATGGGAATCTGGACGTTTGTTTTATGAGAAGATGGCACCGTACCTTGCTCAAGGACTCTCTGTACCAGAAGTATTAGGACACCTTACACCGGGCATTACAGAACAAGAGTGGAGAACATGGTTAAACGATAAAGCATTATTCCTCCGTAATCACTATGATTACAATAAGAACGACCAGAGATTCAGTGACCCGAATGAGCAAGCGGGTGGACTCTATGATCTTGGTGGCTATAGCGGTGGTGCGTCTACAGGTGGCGAGTCATACGTTGGCAGTGACGTAGACGAAGCACATCTCTGGGATATTGCTGTTATGGCTGCAAGCGAAGCAAAGGTTGTAAAAGACCCTCGGTGGTATTGGCTTATCATGATGCACGAGTCTGGCAGAGGTAAACGTGAGAAGGCAAAGCGTAATCACAATTTTGCCGGTATGGATGGCGGCGAGGGTGTTGATGAGGGTAGCGATGACAAGTTTGCTAAGAGGTTTGCCGGAACTCTTGATGGCATGTTCCAGTCAGCCCCGAATAACCTAGGAGAACTTGTCTACGGCATGTATACTCATGGTTATTTCACAGGTGATGCAGAAGCATATGTGTCTGACCTTACCGGAATCGATAACGAGGGACTTATTGGTGGCAGTAATAACAATAATCAAACCTCTAGTTTGTCCTCTGCGCCAATTGGAGATGCTGTATATGATGAAGCACTTAAGGAGTCAGCAGAACGCAAGGGAGAAGCCCTTGGCGCAAATACGTGTGCTGCTTTTGTCTCCTATGTAACTCGCGGCATTGGTGCAAATACAGGTATTGATGACCCATTGGTCAAGAATTGGGTAGACAGTGCCCAGTCAAGAGGAGCATGGGTTGACTCTTCCCTTGGACAGACAGCACCTAAAGGCTCGTTGGTTGTATGGAGTCGTGAAGGAGAGCCAGATGGCAATCCTTGGATGCACATTGGTATCTCTGACGGTCAGGGAGGTTGGATTTCCTCGGATACACATGGACTTAAGCACCACACTGGCCTTGACTCGTATTATTCCGGCAATGGATACAACTATGCTGGATACATCGATATGTCAAAGCTGACTGGCGGACAGACTGTAGCTGGCTATGCAGCTCCAAAGAAACCTTCTTTCTGGAACGGTCGTAAGAGTACCCTTGCAGACTTCACACGTGACCAGATTGCAGAAACCATCTATGACCAAGACCGTCAGCAGAAACTCTACGAAGCCCAGAAGAAGAACATCGAGTATCAGATGAAGATTCATGGTAACACCTACGAGTTGCTCCGTGCAAACGATGCAAACGAAAAGGCATACTATGAAGCTGTAGAGAAGAACCGTCAGGGATGGATTGACACCTACGATGACATTATAGACGGTATCACTGATTACGTAAACGAGCACATAGAAGTCAAGAATAAACTTGACGGCAAGAACATCTTTGATATGCCACACGATGAACTGAGTAAGCTCGCTGAGTTGGCAGACAAGAACGGTGAGTTCAAGAAACTCGTCGAGAATCTCTTTAAGGTTCGTGAACAGTTAAGCAATGCCAATGGTAAGCTCGTTGAATTACGTGTAAAGGAAAAGATTCGTAACGGTTACATGAAACCAGAACAAGACGAAGACTTCCGCTTGAAACGCCTTGAAGAATGGTATAATCGTACAACAGCGAATAAGACTGACGGCGAGAAGTATCTGGATACCCATGAACTCTATCAGTCTCAGATTGCCATCTACAATGAGAGACTCAAGAGACAAAAGGAAAGCCTCATGAATATCCGTAGGCGCGACCAAGAGCAGCTTGAGGAATACTACGAGCAGCTCGATGATATCCAGAATGGTAAGCACAACGAGAAGGGTGAACTCGTAGAGAAGGGACTTGCTCAATACAAGGGTGACAATTCGGATGAGGCCAAGGATAAGATTGCGGAACTCAAGGCAAAGGTCAAAGACCTCAAGGAAAACATTGACCAGCTTTCAAAGCATGGCAGTGAGAACTTCCAGAAAGTGCAGAAGGATGTCGAGGACACCGAAGCGAAAATCCGTGAGATTGCCGAGAAGGACGATGAGATCACAAAGAATCTCTGGGATACCATTGAGAATGACATTGATGATATGTTCTTCGATATTATCAAGCAGGGTAGTTCCTTCAAAGAATCGTGGAAGAAGCTCTGGGATGACATTGCTAAGATTGCACTGCAACAGATTATGAGGATGACGGTCAACCGTTGGCTGTTCAATGCAAGAACAACGATTGACGATGCTATCAATAATCGTAACGTAGGAAGGAACGCTGCCATCAATGCAGGCTTTGGCGGCGCATCGATGTTTACAACAACACCAAAGAGATGGAATCAGGTTGCAACAGGCAATCGTTACCTTGATATGAACAACGGTGTATTGAATGGCAACTACTTCCCCATGAAGTCCAACGGGGCTAACCTTACAACGTCTGTGAATAAGTCTGTACAAGAGACCAGCAAACTCAGTGCTGTCACGCAGAAGGCAACGACACTCACCAATGTCTCCAATACGTTGACACAGACAGCTACAGCAAAGGATGCGCTGAACACAACTGCGACTACAACGCAGACAGCGGCAACTCAGGCACAGACCTTGCAGATGCAAGCACTCACCGAAGCAATACTCATGGCAGGTACTCCTAAGCCATCCATCAGCTTAGGCGGTCATGCAATGGGCGGTCTGCTCACTACAGCGTATGCTAACGGTGGCATGATTCATGGTGCGGGTACTGGTAAGTCTGATAGTATCCTCGCATATCTAGCGGACAAAGACAGGTTCGTTTTTCTTTCCAATGGTGAGTATGTCATGACCGCAGAGGCAACAAGTCGCATTGGTAAGGACAATCTGGATGCTATGAACTACGGTGGATTTGCCGATGGTGGCGCATTGAATCCGACACCGTATGTCCCACAGATTTCTCCACGTGTGGCAAAGAGAGCCGAGGGAGTTCGTGTAACGAATCCAAATGCACGCATGGAACAGCTCATGCAAGAGCAGACGGATACCATCAAGAACATGGGTAATTCCGATGGCTCTGGTAATGTCGTTGTACTGAACACACACGCATCCAGTGATGATGTCATGAATGCGATCCAGAGGAACCCAAGAGCGTTCCAGTCAATCCTCCACAACCAGAAACGACACGGTTTCCGTTAAGATACCATAGCATGTATGCATAGGAGACATAACCTTCTATGCATATTTCTATGGTATTTTATAGGATGCTCAAAACAAACGTCCATTACCAGTACACTAATAAACCACACAGAAAAACACAAAACAACATGTGATTGTGTTGAATAGAACAATTTTTAGAACGCTAAGTAAAACTTTGATTAAACTTTTTAATTTGACCGAACAATATGCCCCAAAAAAGACATTATATATAGAGGGGTAAATAAAGAGGGTACTATAGAGTATACATTGAATTTCCATACGGCTTGCGTGAATGACAATGGATGAAGCCTTAGAGTTGATACTATAGTTCTTCCATTGAGATTCACGAGCTGATATGAGAATAATGAATGACCTTTGAGAGGTTTGGTCCTTGCTTGTTTATAAGTTATTTGCGATAGCAAATGATTTACGAAGTAAATCTTATCAAGGTCTGTTTATAAAAACCATTAAATCCAAATAAGCTATTGAAAGATTGTTGAATAAACTATGAAGAACATATCATAGGAATGACAACATGAATCAATAGCTTGTTTTGTTTTAATAAGACGAATAGTTTATATAGTGTTTGATTTGCTTACGCAAATACTTACTGACGTAAGTAATCATTTGAACAAGCAGAGGTATTGACCCCTCTATTCAGACAACCATGAATCCATCGAATAACAATAGAAGAATCTTAGAATCAAAACCATAGTTCCTCCATTGGATTCCGATGTATCTCATGGAATATCCAATGAAAGGAGATAGACAATGGCTATTGATACATTTTCATTTATTCCTTATGGAAAAGTGAAATTGAGCTTTGCGTGGTCATCCAATGAATATGAATCAGAGAATGGCACGAAACTCTATTGCCGAAAACGTGTCCATGCAAAGAAAACCTATAGCTTTACCGTGCAAGGTATCCGTGAAGATATGGATAAGCTCATTGCCTTTTACAATAAGCAGCATGGTCAGCTCAATCCATTCTTCTTTGAATACGATGGAATCAAGGACTTATGTTATTTCACCAATACACTGTCCGTGAAGCAAAAAGTAGCAGCGGGGGAAATCCAGATGTACACCTGTGACATTGGATTGGAAGTCGATGCACAACACGTATCGTATCCCGATGCGTCAACCGAAGATATTCTGCCATCGCCATACAATGAGTTCACACGATCTATTGATTGGAACGTACAGATTCTTGAAATGGGAGCTATACAGAGACGTGCAAAGTCCAATAAGCCACACGAAAAGCTAAATGCAACATGGAGTGGACTGAAAGACGAACGAGATACCATGATTCAGCTTTTTAATTCTCATTGTCGTGTTCCGTTGAAGATCATGTATGACCATAAGCTTATTTCAGTGATTCTACCAGATTCCATGGAGATTACAGATTATCGCGAAGGAAAAAACATTGTTGGCTATAGCTGCCAAATGGAGGTGGAAATTGTTTAATGGAAAACGTGAATAAATACATTGGGATTCCACATTATTTTGGTGAATCCTCTTTTTCAAAATGTGATTGCATTGGATTGTGTCGTTTATTCTATCGTAATCATGGGTGGAGTCATCCGATTGAAGATGGCAAGCCTGTAGACAAAGACCATTTTTCCGAACCTTCTGTTTGGCGTAGGCTGTACAAGTATTGCCTACTCAATATGACACAGGTGTATTACGATGAGCTATCCTTTGGCGACTTCGTAATCTTCAAGATAGACGGTGATTTGCATACTGGTATCTACCTTGGCTATGGCGACTTGTTATCCATGCAGGTTCCAACAGTATACGGTGAGTCCACTTCGACCATCTATCATCGTGCATGGTGGACTCCATTCTTCAAATATGCGTTTCGTAAGGAGGGATTGTTTTGATTACATTACCAGTCTCTATGGCAAAGGCGAAGGAATCTGGCAATCCATTCTTCATTGAGTTATATGTCCTGCAACTTCGTGACGGCATCATGCGTATTGCAGCGTGTGACGAGAATATCCTATACAACAATGAGGAATACACTGCTGTTCCTTTTCAGCGTGGAGAAGTCACAACAAGCATGGATAACCTCACGGACTCTTGCGAGGTAAGTCTTGGTGATTGCAGCTACGAATTGCTCAAGTATGTCATTGAGGGCTTTGACTTCCGTGGCTGTAATGCCATGATTTTCCGTATCCAGTATCCTGATTCATTGAAAGACCCGACGATTGCACAGCCTGTCTTTGCAGGATACATTGATGAACCATCGTATAGCAACGGTGAGTTCACTTGTAAGGTCAAGAGTAGACTTCCTGAGATTGAATGTCCAAACCGTAACTTCCGTATGGCGTGCAACAGTGAGTTTGGCGACGCTGAATGTGGCATGAGCCTTGCAGAAGAAACGATGTCCGTTGTCTCTACAGCATCCAACACAGTGACATTGGAAAAGAGTCACGAGAAGAACTATTGGAGAGACGGTGTTATTTCCGTTGGCGGTGAGTCTAGAATCATCACGAAAAGCGATGGAGATACCATCACATTAAATGTGAACTTCGTACAGGACATCACAGGACATTCTGCTACACTCCGTAGGGGTTGTAATAAGACCGTCGAAGCGTGCCGTGCGTTTGGCAATATGAAGCACTACAGCGGCTTTCCAGCAATCCCATTTGAAAGCAATTATCATTAAGGTGGTGAACGAAGTTAATGACTGATAAACAAAAAACAAACGCCTACAGTGCTCGTAATGCCATGTCAGATGGACACCTTAGGTACTTATATGAACACGCCATGAGTCATACAATGACGTTCGACCTACAGCGTTTCGGACACCATCACGGTAAGTCTGGTGGCAAGATATTTGCAAGCATTGCAGGTTTCATCGTTGGTTTCACAACTCCGTGGCTGTTTGGCGCAAAAGCATTCGCTGCTGGCGTCATGGGTGCATCCCTGTTCGGTTCCGTGTGGAGCGCAACGCATCAACAGAGTGTAGATTCCAATGCGTCTGCCGATGTCTCCCGCTTTGACCGAGCACAGGAATCCATGAGTTCCGATGGACAGATTCCTATTGTATATGGCACGAGACAAATCAGTGGCAACCAGACCTTCCACCAAACCAATGCCGATGCTAACACATTACATAAGCACGTAGTACTCTGTGAAGGTGGCATTGAAGGTGTTGTGTCCGTCACTGCAAACGATATGATTATCCCTACAGGTTCCCAGACTGGCAACACAGTGTTCACCTTGATGAACAATAAGTATCCAGATGCTCGTGTACGTAAACATGGCTCTGACTTTGATTTGTGGGCAGGAGACAATCATCATCACATCCATCTGTGTACAAAGAGTGAGGTTGAGAACAGCCATGATACGTACTGGGAATATCAGGTATCAGTGACATCTCTTATC